TTGTTTTTCAAGGAAGCCCACGAGTGCTATCAGACGGAAGTTATAGGATGCGGTAAACTGTATCACCGCTACAAAAAGGACTTTCTCAACAGCCATTCCTATACGGACTGCCAATATGCGGCAGGCAAGAACGAGCACAAGAAGAACTTCTACATCATGGAGGAGTTTCTTGAAGAACGTGAGGACTTGGTAGTCATATTCTTTACCAAAGTGGATTTCGAGTATCATGACTACAAGGCTCTTCATCACAAGTTCAACACCACGGAGCCACCTCCAAACGGTCAGTATCTCCATGGTAAACCACCGTCAATATTACAAACAGCACAAGACACCAAGCCGAAACAGGACTTTCAATGTTACTTTGATTCTACTCAGTTGAACCTCATTGCGCGCCATGCCAATGAGGTTTATTTGTTCTCGGCCGATGTGTCGGAAGAGGATATGCGAAAACTCTTCTCGTGTCAAGTCAGCAAGCAGCTAAAGGCGAGAAGCAACAGACGTGTGGCATTCTTCTTTGACATGCTCTGCAGCAAGAACTTGATCTGCAAGCAATGGCAATCGGTCATTGCCAAGCATAAACTCATCCTGTCTTCCTCAACAGACAAGCCACTTACAACAACCAAGCTATCCTCTGCAACCAGTGATGCCAAAGGTACAAACGCCAGCATCTATGAGGCTATCCGCAAGAAAGTGCAAGAAATAGCAGATTGCGGTAAAAATGACAGCAAGGACACCATCTGACAGATGATAACCTTGACAGTTGGCTTGATAGTCGGTTGACAGTCAAGCGCACTTCCATCCGATTGGCTATAAATGCCCTTACCTTTGCCCTCCGTAATCAGAAACCTGGTTATGGAGGGCGACCTCGTTATGTGTAACGATAAATAGAATAACGACAATGATTGGACAGACAACAAATCAGACAAACAATCCGCCAAAGGATGGTGCTATCCTACCGCCAACGATAGACGTGGATAAACACGAGTTGACAGAACAAGAACTGGCAGACATGACACCAATGAGACTTGCCGAGCGCATTCAACAGATGGAAGAAGCATTCAAGCTGCTTGGACCAGTGGAGGATGTGTTGAACCGCATCAAGTGCCTGGAGAAATGGCTCTTTGCAGGAAAAGACGTGCTCACCCTTGACGAGGCAAGCGTGTTCCTTGACGCTTCAAAGAGTCAGCTTTACAAACTGACACGCACATTTGCCATTCCCCATTACAAGCCAAACGGCAAGACCATCTATTTCTGCAAGGAAGAATTGGTGGAATGGATCAAGAAGCATCCAGTGAAGACAAAAGAGGTGTATGAGCAGGATGCCATACGCTATGTGATGAACAAACCCTTGAAGAACAGATGACGATGGAAGACATGAACGACATGAGCCTCTTTGAGGGTGCAGCGGACAATACTGACTTGCTGGAAAAGCTACTGAAAGCATCGCTTATCCATGCGGATGAGACCTACCAGACACCGCCACAGATAATATGGGTGGACAACTCGACCATAGCCACACTTGGCAACTTCAGTGCCTCCACAGGCAAGGCGAAGAGCCGAAAGACATTCAACGTGTCCGCTTTGGTGGCTGCCTCGCTTGCTAACGGAAAGGTGCTGCAATATACGGCAAAACTACCCGATGACAAGCGTAAGATACTCTACGTTGATACGGAGCAGAGCCGTTTTCACTGCCACAGCGTGATGCAGCGCATCCTGCGACTTGCAGGATTGCCCGACAACATGAACAGCGAGAACCTTGTGTTCTTCGGGCTGCGAGAGTATAGTCCCAACCTCAGACTGCGGTTGATAGAATATGCCTTACAGACACAAAAGGGGTTTGGCTTGGTCATCATTGACGGCATAAGGGACTTGATGCTCGACATCAACAATCCGAGCGAGTCTGTCCATATCATCAACAAACTGATGCAGTGGTCAAGCCGTTATGACCTGCACATCCATTGCGTCTTGCACCTAAATAAGGGTGATGACAATGTAAGAGGTCACATTGGCACGGAACTCAGTAACAAGGCAGAGACGGTACTGGTGATTAGTAAGAGCAATTCGATGGCGAATGTGAGTGAGGTAAAACCGCTCAACATCCGAGACAAGGACTTTGCGCCCTTTGCGTTCCAAATCAACAAGGAGGGATTGCCAGAGATTGCCAAGGACTATGTGGTTGACTCCACCACAGCCAAACAGCCGAAGATGACAATAGCCGACATTACCGATGAGCAGCATGACAAGGCACTTGGAATGGCTTTCGGCAAGAAAGTGGTGTCAGGCTATGAGAATGTGATAAACGCATTGACGAAAGGATATACAGCTATTGGTTTTGCCAGAGGTAGAACAGTGATGTCAAAGTTGCTGACCTTCCTATTGAAGAGCAAACTGGTGGTGAAGTGTGGCAACAACGAGTATTGCAGGGTGAAGGATTATCCTTCGCTTCCGCTGCTTGAAGAGCAGGAGGTGAAGAAGTGAGGATGAAGCGAAAATCACTTCAAAAACCACTTCATTCACCTCGGTGTATATATAATAGTAGAACGGACGGATTTTGTGAAGTGGCATCATATATAACTACATAGACATACGACAAAATGACTTCACAAAACCGTTCATTCACTCTGGTGTATATATAATAAGCGCACGAATGAACAAAAAAATGAATGAAAGATGAACATACAACAAGCAAAGGAAATCAAACTCACGGACTATCTGAGCGCATTGGGACATCAGCCCAAACGATGCAGCAAGTCCACCTCTTATTATCTGTCACCATTGCATGCGGAGACAAAACCATCGTTCAAGGTGAACTTCAGCCGAAACCAATGGTATGACTTTGCTCTTGGTAAAGGTGGTAATATCATTGCTCTTGCTCAACTTCTCTACAATACGGATGATGTGGGTACAGCATTGCAGCATATAGCAGCGGACATGAACAATCCAAAGTCCACAATGGCAAAACCTCCCATACCGACACAAGTAGAGACGGGCAAGATGGACAAGGTACACATCCAAGACTTGTCCTACCCTGTGCTTATGTCGTATCTGCGTTCACGCCATGTGGATGCAGACATAGGAAAACGCTATTGTAGGGAGATTTGGTACACGTTCAAGGGCAAGCGGTATTTCGGCATAGCCTTTCCGAACAGTAGGGATGGTTATGAGCTGCGTAACCCATATTATAAAGGTTGTTTGGGTGAGAAAGACATATCCTTGATACATTCACAGCAAGTTGGAGTGCAGGACAGATGCTGCATCTTCGAGGGGTTTATGGACTTTCTTTCGTACAAGACTTTGGAAAAGCGAGGCGACAATGTGATTTGCATACAAGAGCCATGTGATTATATTGTACTTAACTCCATCAGTAACCTTGGAAAATGTATGGAACGATTGGCGTGTTACACTGCTATCCATTGTTATCTTGATAATGACAAGGCAGGACAGATGGCTACCCATACAATCATGGAGCGTTATCAAAACAAGGCAATCAACGAATCCATAAGATATGCAGAATACAAGGATGTCAATGATTATCTTATCGGCAGAAAATCCATTATTCCGCATAAAGAGGATGTATAAAGCGATAATTTTCTACGGAGAAAGTCTATATTCTCCGTAGAAAACTATCGTTTGCGTGATTTTTGCGTAGATTTCCGTATAAACATACTACACTTTTGAAAATATGTAGTAACTTTGTACAGAATTAAAGATGCAAATCATGGAAAAGTGTATGACAAATCCAAAATCTGAAGGCTATATCTCTGCAAAAGATATGGCAGGAAGAGCTGCATACTATAAAGTATTGCAAGCTGCCAAGAATGGCGAACTCACCAGAATAAAAAGAGGTGTGTATGCAACCGATGACCATTTGGCAAGTCAAATGCTTGATGTAGAAAAGGTTGTTCCTGGTGGTGTGTTGTGTCTGTATTCCGCTTGGTCACATTATCAGATGACTACACAAGTACCACAAGAATATTGTCTTGCAATAAAAAGAGGTCGAAAAATCACCCTTCCAGATTATCCCCCAATCACACTATACCATTGGAGTGATACCGCCTTTAACCTTGGAATTACGAATACAGAGATTGAGGGGTTCAAGGTGAGGATATATGATGTTGAGAAATGTGTCTGTGATGCTGTAAAGTATAGAAACAAAATTGGCATAGATGTCTGTACGGAGATTATAAAGGAATATCTTAAACGCAGAGACCGCAATGTCAGCAAACTGATGAAGTATGCCTCACAACTGAGAGTTGCCAAAACATTGGGAACATATCTACAAATGGAACTATAAAACAAGAAATATGACAACGAAGAATTATGCTCGCTCAGTAAGAGCGAAACTGCTTAATATATCGAAAGAAGAGAATGTCTTCTACCAATCGATATTGACACGATACTTTCAGGAGCGTCTGTTATACCGTCTGTCGGTAAGTCCATACAAAGAACGCTTTATATTGAAAGGTGGTGCATTACTGTATGCCCATGAGCATTTGAAAGCAAGACCAACATTGGACATAGACTTCCTTGGTCAACAGATTAGCCGTGAGTTGGACAATATCAAGGAGACATTCCGAAATTTATGCGACATAGAATGTCTGGAAGACGGAGTTGTCTTTGACAAGGACAGCATAAGTGTAGAAGAAATCACGCTCAAAAAAGAATATAATGGTGTGCGAGTGCATGTCAAGGTAGGGCTTGACACGGCAAGCCAAGTCATTTCCATGGATGTAGGCTTTGGCGACATAATAACACCTGCGCCTGTTGATCTTTCTTATCCGGTGTTGCTGGACACATTGCCAGAAGTTGACATCTTGGCTTACTCTTTAGAGACCGTGGTGGCAGAAAAGTATCAGGCAATGATAGACCATGCGACAGAAAACAGCCGCATGAAAGACTTCTTTGATGTGTACAGAATACTCAAAGCAGGAAATATTGACTTGAACACATTGCAAGAAGCCATCACAGCCACGTTTGAGAACAGAGGCACCGCCATCTCTACGGATTATAGCCTTTTCGAGGATTCTTTTGCGACAGATGCCAAACGAAATATTATGTGGAATAGTTATTTGAAGAAAATCAAATTCAAGGAGCCACTAACCTTTCAAGAAGTTTGGACATATATCACTCAGGAACTGAAACAATACATGGAAAAATAAAGGTATTACGATATGCCTTATCAAGCTCTCCCATTCGGAGGGCTTTTTTTATGCCCTTTTGCCAAACATGCGAAAACTAACAGAATAAGCTGATTAAAGTATGATTGAGAGTATGATGTATGGTTATAATTTGAATATATCTTAAACTTTGACGACCATACTTTACAAAATTCTTTTATGTCGGATTTTACTCTTTACTTTGCACTCGCAACTGGCACGTTTGCCACTGCATAGAGTATAAATCATCAATAAAACAAAGTATTATATGAGTCCATTTTTGATATTCGCCATCAGCCTTACCATTGCATACGCTATCTACTATGCGGTGATGATAACGAGAGACCTGTATGGTAAGAAGGAAGAAGCCAAGAGCAACGAGGAAGTGTTTGACGTTAGCAACATAACGGAAGAGGAAGCCGCTGTAGCCGTCAATGAAAGCGATGGCGGCTTTAGTGTTGCCGACAAGCAATACGACACAAGTTTCCAAGACGGCACATCATACGATGAGGGCTATGGCATGGGAACAGAGAACAACGGAATGAGTGGTTATTCTCCAGAAACGGATTCTTCCGGTAGAGAAGATGATGTTGATGAAGACAAAGAAAATGATGTCAACCAACAGAAGCCGAAGAACGCAGCCGAGTCGTTGCAGGAAAAGATGGATGGACAGATGGAGTCCACTTCTCCCATATGGATAGACGGACTATGGCAGGACGACTTCACGGAGAGCCTATTGAAACAAGGCGAGACAAAGCCAGGACAACCAAACATCAAAACAATACCAGTCAAGGATGAAATTTAGCCATATCATAAAGAATGTAGTAAGTTCCTTTGTCTTTGCGCTGCTCCCCCTGTCTGCATCTGCCAAATGCGGTAATGTGGACTATAGCTGGGGAGCAGACGCACTGGCAGGGATGCACGACTATGTGGTGACGATGATGCTGTATGTGCTGTATCTGACATACGCTGTCGCTGCTGTGATGGTGATTATATCCGCTTTGCAGATATACATCAAGATGAACACAGGGGAAGATGGAGTTACCAAGTCCATACTGACGCTGATAGGAGCCTGTCTGTTTATGATAGGCGCATCCATCCTGTTCCCGGCATTCTTTGGCTACCAGATTTAAGACTCAACTGCAGAAGAGTATATCATGTGAAAGCGACAATACCTTGCTATATAAATTAAGGTGTTGCCAAACGAATCATTAACAAGTAAAACAAGAAAGAATGTTTAAGAAAACAACGAACTATCTGAAGAAGACCGCCAAGAGCGTTCTCTCTTCAGGACGCTTGAAGACATTGGCATTGATGCTCCTTGTGGGCGGTGGCATTGCCATGGCGCAAAACTCGGCAGGTGACTACACGGCAGGTACCACCGCGCTTACAACAGTGACGGAGGAAATCAATTTTGGGGTAAATCCAACTAAATATAATACTTGCATAAAATCATACTTATCGAACAATAACACTTCATACACAATGAATTACAGCGTAAAAGTGAATTATAATAATACTTAATCGGTTTGCATAAAGTTTGATTTCTATGGGAACATTTGTGGGAACCATATTATCTTTGCATTGAAAAAGGGTAATATTACCCCAGTTTTGAACATTCATAAATTTGTTTTTGAGATGAAGATTATACCGTATTTTCGCAAGAGTAATTCTGCCGTTTATGTAAGGTTGAGAGACGGAAAGGAAGTTGATTACAAAATATCAACAAACTTGTATATCGACTCTATCCATTATGACGCATCCGTGCCTGGCTATTCAAAAGAAAGCAATGTACCTCAAGATGTGAAGGACAAGTTCAACAGACAACTCGCAGACATTCTTCTTTTGGTCGGCAAAGAATATCACACAGGCTGCACACTTGACTTCCTGCACCATGTTGTAGATAACTATTTCAATCCCGACAAGCAGGGAAAGGAGCATGAGGACTTTGACAACACCAAGACAGGGTTCTTTGACAGAGCCGAGCAGTATTTGAGAGAGGTAAAGAATGGAGCGGAAACCAAATGTGCTATCACATCCATATTCCGCAGACTTCACCGCTATGAGGCATGGCAAAAGGAAATGGAAGGTCGCAAGGACTTTGTTCTTCGTATCGAGGATTTTGGAGCAGACGAGTTAGAACGCTTCATGAAGTATATCACTGAGGAATACACATACTTTGCCAACAATCCCGACTTCTTCAGCCGATTTGAGATTTACCGCAATACAATGAAGCCATCATCTGCCAATTCCGCCTTTAGTGGAGGAAGAAGGTTAAAGGCGTTCTTGAACTGGTGTGTGAAGAAAGGCTACACCACCGACACCTCATTTCGCACGGTCAAGGTGGACAAGCATGTGTACGGCATCCCTTACTACCTCACCATTGAGGAACGTGACCAAGTGCTGCACAGAGACCTCTCAATCAGTCCACGTATCGAACTGGCAAGGGATATGTTTGTGTTCCACTGTCTTGTTGGTTGTCGTGTTGGCGATTTGTTCGCTTTAACAAGAGAGAATATCGTTGGGGATTTCTTGGAATACATACCGATGCAGAAAGATTACTTTCCCACGCAGTACTTTTGTTATGACTTGTAAATCAGTGATTTATAACGTGGTTTGACTGTTTAACAGTCAGTCAGAGCAACAAAACAGCAACAAATATGCAAAAAGAGGGGCTTTTCGACCCCTCTTCAAGCACTCTGAGGGCAAAGATAGTTATTTTTCTCGAATACGCCGCATGTGGGCTTTACTTTTCAATCTCGTGTAAGTTATCACCTGAACGAACTTACGCCGACATACGGGCGCAATCGCTGTCAGGCTGTTTAGACGTATCTCTTCGCCGCCTCTGTCAGTTCATCTGCGTAGTTGTATATCTCGTCAAGGGTCTGAACCTTATACATACGTTCTGACTTGTCTTCTGAGATAATGGCAATGCGCTTGTTCTTCGGTTGGTTGAAGTAGAAGCGGACAACGGTCTTCCGCACATTGTTGTCAATCTGAACCCCGAAGTATGATCGTGTGTCCTTGTATGTGATGCGGTCAGAGGTCACAACGCTGCGGATAATAGACTTCACGATGAAGAACGCCTCCAACTCTTCTTCTGTTGTCACAATGCCGTCCTCGTTTGTCTCAGGCTCTGTGGGCTGTTCTTCTGTCTTCTCGGCGGTCTTCTGTTCTGTGGCGGTTGCTTCTTCATCTGTCTTGATTGCCGCTTTCAGACGGTCAGAAATAATGTCGTTTATATAACTGCCGATTGTACGTTTTGTCAGGGCAGTGAACTGTTCAAGAACCTTTTGGGAGAAAACGCCGTCATAGACCTGTTTCCCGAAGAACCTCACAAAGTCAGGAGAGGGGTTCGCGAACTCCTTTGAAATGGCGGTTTTGAGTTCGCCCATATATTTCAGCTCGCTTGCCGAACTGAGAATGTTGTCAACATCAAAATAAGACCTGTGAAACTTCTTCAACTCTTCGACCTGAGCGTCTTTCATTTCAAGGAGGTTCACTTCCAAGAACGGTTTCTCGTCCATTTTGTTAGGCTCGGCAAGGTCTGTGTAGAACTTGTATATTATGCCGTTTGTCAAGACCCCGAACTTTGCCTTTGACACGTTAAAATAACGTATCAGTTGGTTGTCATAAAGGTTCAGGTCTTGCTCCCAATGTTTACACTCAATGAGAATAATCGGCTCGCCGTCTTTCAGAATGGCGTAGTCAATCTTCTCGCCCTTTTTCATACCGATGTCACAACTCATTTCAGGTAACACCTCCAACGGGTTGAACACGTCATAGCCGAGAGCACTCAGGAAAGGCAGAATGAGAGCCGTCTTCGTTGCTTCTTCTGTCTTCAAGTTGTCTTTCAGACTTTCAATGCGCTCAGATATTTGTTTAATCGAATCTTTGAAATCCATATCTGCTGTTTTTACGTTAAAACTCTGTACCTTTGCAAAACACGGCTCGCCGTTGTCACAGAGACCCAACGTAAAAACGTGGGCATCCCCTTGTTGGTCAAGAGGTATCGCCAAACACCCGAACAGCCTACAAGGAAAATGCCCACGATATACGTGGGCATCTACCATTGCTTTTAAGGCTGTCTGAAATTTTGGCGATTTTCTTGACCCTCAAAACAATAGCAAACGCTATATTTTCAAATTTTGTCACAAAGGTAAGAATTTCTTTTTTAATTCCGACAGAATTTCCGATTTTTGTGCTTACGCCTTAATCATTTTTAGCGTTTTCACTGTTTTTGAAGCCGTTTCAGGTACACAACCAAGGCGAAGATTGCCAACAAGAACCAAAAACCGAAGATTTCACATTTCTGAAACTTTGTCAGGTCACGGGGAACTAAAACCTTTTCTTTGACTTTCAGGTATCTGTTCCGATAGACCACGCTGTCCCTTTTCTCTATCTTCTTGTCGGTTTCAATGGCTTTCTTCTGAGGTTTTGTCCGCAGATCGTGAAACAGAGAGCCGTCAGGGTTGATGCGAGCGTCAGAGGTGGCATATTCGTTTTCAAGGTGTGAAACGCTGTCACGGGTTGTGCGCTCTGCCGTCTGAGCGGGTATTTCAAGAAAGACCGTATCAGGAACGAGAATTGTCTGCGTCCTGACTTCAACACGGGTAATGTCCTGACGGTCTGTTTCTGTTGTCAGGTTTCGGCAAGGGCAGCAGCCCCACATGAGTGAGACCGCCGCCAATAAGATGAAAAGTTTCTTTGTCATTTCTTCACGCTTTTGATATAAGACAGAATGCCGTCCACATGAACCTTTGTAATGAGCTGCTTACCCTCTTCACTCAGAAGAAAATCTACGTCTTCTTTGTTGTCCTGAAAAAGGTTCTCAGTCAGAACGGCGGGGCAGCTTGTATCTCGGCAGATAGCGAGGTTCTGAGTGATGAACGGCTGCTGTGGCGTGTATTTTCTCACTCTCAGCCCGTTTTTCTCTGCCGCCTGAGCAAGATACGTTGCAAGCGTCTTGCTCTTCTGAGAGGCGTTCAGAGAGACGTGTGCCGACCACCCACGGGCTTCATGCCATTTGCCGTCAGCCCCCGCTGCGTTGTTGTGAATTGAGACCAACAGAGCGTTTGAAGCCCCGTGAGCCTTGCAGAGGTTGTTCGCCCTCTGACAGCGTTCTTTCAGGCTGATGTCGTTTGTTTCAGGGGTCAAGAGAAAAACGTGACCCGCCCCAAGCTCATGGCATAAAGCACACTGCAGACGCTTGGCAATCTCACGGGCGTAGGCGTACTCTCTCAGTCTTCCGTCAGGAGAACGCTTGCCCGCTGTGTCTTCTCCGTGACCGTTGTCAATAATTACTATCATATCATTTTAACCGTTTAAGCGTTGATAAAACTCTGTTTTGATGTTATCATACGCAAGTTTAACATTCGTGTAAGCACGGGCGTCGTTTTCCCCGTCCGCATTGTAGATTTCACTCTCAACGACCTTTGCCACGTCTTCAACCCATTCAGGGGCGCAGAAGTCAGACAGTGGCTTCCCGTGATACGTGAACGGGTCAAAGCGGCTGTTTCTGTCTTCATGAATGACTTTGAGAGACTTTCGTATCTTCTCTGCCGTTGCCTCATGGTCGATGATGTGGTTTTCTTTTCTGACCCTCTTAATAAGGCGACAGACCTGTTCCACAGTGAGGTCAAAAGCAAACCCCGTCAGGTTTCTGATGCGCATCTGTGTCTCAGGTTCAAGACGTTCAGCAAGGTTTTTTATCGCTGCGTTGTTGTCTTGAAGAATGTCTAACAACTGTCTCAGGTATTCTTGCTGTTCTAACATGCGGTTAATCATTGATTTGAACCACCTGAAAATGGCTATCATCATCATCGCCGACAGAAGAAGAAAGAAAGCCGCCGTGACAGCCATTAAGCCATAGTCGCTTATGCCTTTGGCTATCTCTGTAACTTGTTGAACCTCATTCATAGCACAGCCCTGATTGAATGTCCGACAACCGCTCCGCCCGCTGTCAGGGCGAAGTCTATCCAATCCCAAGAGCCGCCATAAAGAACGTCTTTCAGTTCAAGGGCACCTCCAACACCCGCACCCGTATAACAGGCACAATACCAATCGTCAGCCCCAAGTCCAATCATGACCCCGCCGACAAAATGTTTCCCACGATTACTCTTTGAGAACCATTCGATTACTTTTCTTTTCATGTTTCTTTATATTGATTAAGTAACTATTTTAAGTGTGTCTCCATTTCGATAAATTTGCCCTTTTGTTGAGGGTCTTAAAGACGGTAAAACATAATCTGACAGAATAACTTTTTTTGTATTCCAACCTCCTGTTACCTGAAACATCGGGACAAGGTTATCTCCTATCCCATGGCGATAAAGTCCAATTTCAGAGGAAGAAACTATAAGTTTGTTCATTATATCGCCGCCTGTTTCAGTTGAAAGTTCATTCATTGTTATCTTAGGACGGCGTAACCCAAAACCAATATCCTCAGCCTCAATTCTCATTATTTCAATATCTTTTCCGAGAATTTGGTTATATATTATTATTGAATTTGAAGACGGGTCAATCACAATTCTATTACCCGCATTAACGGTTGATATTTTACCCGTGAAGTTACCTTGGATATTCACGTCTCCTGTTTTCCCGTCAAGGTAACAGGAATTGTTCTGAGAATACAGTTTCCCGTTCCTGAAAACCCACCCCGCAATATTGGCGTTTTCAGCCAACAGAAGTTGTGTTGCGACACTCTCAAAAGAAGCCCCAAAGGGATTCCAATAGTTCGTGTTTGTCGGGGCTTGACCAACAAAACCGCCTGAGCCGCTTGGAGCGTCAATTCTTGCCACATAATAGACAGAGTTATATTTGACAATATCCACTCTATGAGGATTGCCATAATAATACTTTGTTGAAGAATAATTTCCTCGGAATACGGGGGCGGGCGATGCTCCGTCTTGACCGTTCTCTCCGTCCATTCCCCAACGTCCAATCAGGGCAACGTCTGTCTCTTCTGTTGTGTTATCTGTGTACTTTATAATCTCATAATTATATAAGTACGGGCGCGAGGCAGAAATATCCTGAACAGAACTGCTCCAACCAATAGTGTTCTTTGTCACGCCCGTTGAGAGGTTCGTGGCAAGGTACATTTCTGTTATTGAAACAATGCCACGCCCTTTATCTCCATAACAGCCGATAATAACAGCGGGAGTCGTGACAGAAGAGCCGTCAGTATAAAAGATGCGTTCATAATTCCAAAGATACTTGTTTGTCTCAGAGAGTGTAGGCACAGAAGAAATAGACCAAACGGTTGGTCTAACATTGCTGTTCTGACTGACCCCGTAGTACTCTGTCACACTTCTTATACCACGCCCGTTTGTTCCGTCCTTACCGTCTGCGCCGTCTTGACCGTCAATGCCGTTGTACGGTGTTACTCTCACGGGGTTTGACCACTGAGAAAGAAGCGTCTTGCCGTCACCTGACTTCACGGCTGTTGTCTGCCACAGATATTCAAGGCTTGCAACCGTTGGCAACTCAGTAGTCCACCCTGACGGGTTCAGGCTTGATTTTGAGAGGGCGGGCGGCGTTGTTGTTGAGCCGTTCTTGGCGTAACGTAGTTCTGTGAACTTACCCGCTGCGCCGTCTTGACCCGTGTCGCCTTTGTCTCCTTTTATCCGACCCACGTTTTGCCATTTGTCTGTCTGAGGCACATACATACACCCGTTCAAGGCTTCATCGTCCGAGTTCATTATATAAGCGTCTCCCTCCTCTGCGTAAACGGTCATCCAACCCTCAGCCGCTCCCGCAAAGGGTCTTCCGAGCTTCTTGACAACACAATATTTATCCTCGGTCGTTTCCCCCGATGTCAGCGTATATTTATCAATCAGGACAACGGGCTTTCTTCTGTCTTGATCCCATTCTTCCATTGTTGAATAATGTGCGTAAGCCTGACCCTTGATTTTAACAGAAGTTCCGTCAGCCCCCTTTGAACCCTGAGCAACGACTTGCCAATAAAGAGTGTTTGTCGGCTCAATGCCCTTGACAGGCGTGTCGCTGAACATTCTGTATGTTGACGTATTGCCGTCCTTTGTGAAAGTGACCTCATCGCCATTATAATAAGTGTATGAGGCGTTGTATTCGCCCCTATAACAGCCGATATAGCTCTCTTGACCGCTTTGGCTCTGAATGATTGTGCCTTTTATTCTGAGCTTACCGTCCCCCGCCGAATTGAAGTCAAGAGCGTCCCCGAGCTTCATGGCGTTGGCGAGCATATCAAAATAGCTGTTGCCGTCACCTGAAACAACTCTGTCGGTCGTTACACGCCCTGGCAATATCTCTGTGAAGCCGTAGAGCGTGGCAAAACTCCTCTCTCCGTTGTATTCGCTGTTCAGAACGCCGACAAGGAGGCAGTAGTGACCGTCAACACCATTCAGCGTTTTTGCGCTCTCAGAGAGAAAGAAAACGCCCTTGTCGGTTGTCTTGCTGACCTTTGCGTATAGATAATACTTCTTTGACCCGTCTTCAAGTCTTGCGCTCTCAAACTCTTCAACGTTCCAATATAAGTATTCTTCGGGCTTATGCGATGAACTCAAAGAAGACACGCCGAGCGTCAGGTGCTGAATGAGACCCGCAGCCGCTTTCAGGGTCTTTGTCTCCTGATCGTAGTTTATTGTATGGCTGACCTGTGTCGGGTTTGTCTTTGAAGAGACGAAACGGAATTGAAGACTTTCATCGCCAACAAGCATCTGCATGGTCTGTATGGCGATAGGGCTTATGCTCTGAGTGAAGTTTTCAAGCAGCGAAGCCTCCAACATGCTCATTGTCTCTTTTGCGTCCCTGAACCGTCTCTTTGTGAATTGAATAGCCTCACGGTGGTTGTCTTCAACGACCACCTCCTCGCTTTCAAGCTGCTTCAACTTTGAAGAGAAAGATGCGCTTTTCGTCTCGTTTGACAGTTCAAGAGAGGGGCTGTGCGGCTTGTTGATATAATCTTTAATGCCCGTGATGCGGACGAGAACGCCGTCTTTCTGAAAGCGTTCATCGGAGAACTTTATATACCCGCCGAGCTTGATGCGCCCGCCTATGTTCAGCCAATCTTTCTTTGCCCAAATGCCGTCAAGGTCTCCCGTGAACGTGAACTTAGTCTCCTCGTTGTCAAAGAGACTTTTCACGGCTTGACGGAACATGTCCCATGAAGCCCCTGACTTTGTGGCGTTGTCGCAGATATAAGCGTCAGGCAACATACACTTGAAGACAGCGTATTTTTCGTTAGCCCGTGGGCAAAAGGTCTCATTCGGCATGGTCTGCCCGTCAATCTCTTGCGGCGTTATCTCAAAGCGGCGGGCGGCTTTCTTCAAAGAGCCGTCAGGGTTCAGAATTGAGTTGTGGTAGTATTTCACTTCAAACTCTTTACCCGCCAACATACCCGTCTGAAAGATAACTGTCATGGTCTCGCCGTCTATCAGGCATTTCTCGTAGTCAAGGTTCTCAGGGATTGAGTTGTCTATGATGTCGTAAAAGTTCTTGTCTTTGTCAACACACACGACAGAAGAAATTTCGCCGACACGCTTCGGGTAGATGTCTGAACAGTCAAGACTGCTCTCGGCGAGGCTTGTCAGGTCTTTGTCCTTTCTTCTGATTGAGAACCCCAAATCGTCAGTCATATAGTAACGGGCGTTATCAGCGTTGAAGCCCTCTTCGTCTTCAAAGTAAACGCCGTCAAAGCCTATTGACTGAGACTTCGGCAAAAGAAGTTCTGAGCTTCCGTTTTTGCTCGGGTCTATATTGTCTGAACCGCCCTGAACGTAGAGAATTTCAGTCGGCGGCGTTTCCCCATAGTTAGAACGCCCCACATTTGGCTTGAAGCCGTTACCCCGCCCGTATGAGAGCGGCAGCGGGTTGTTCTTGTTATATTCAACCTTGCGGAGCGAGACGGTCTTGCCGTTAAACTCAAATTCCGTGTTCAGGGTTGAAGCCATTTGTTCCAACGCCTCATAACAGAAAGCGTGGCTGTACGATATGCAGACTTCATCGCCTGACACACAAGAGCCGACCGCCCAACCCGTGTCACGGCGGTTCATGTTGTCAACGAACATTTGGAGGTGCTCATGGGGCTTGGCGGTCAGGCTGAATTTCAGTCGCCCGTCAACGGGGTTTCTGAACTTCCAAATCTTCGCCTTTGCCTGACTGCTCTCCATTGTCACGGTGTATTCAAAACTGCGGCTGTGTTTCATCTTGAAAGCCTCAGGGCGTTCAAGCGTGAAGCGTTCTCCCTGATAGTCACAATAACAGCCCACGGGCAACTCAACGTGTTCTGCGAGGCTGTAATAAAGCGTAAGGTTATAATCGCCCATGATAACTCTGTGGCGATAACTGTTATCGTCAACCTCAATTTCAAGGAGCTTTTTGCCTTTGTCGTTGTAAATTATCATTGTCGTTTTATTTGAGAGTTATTTTTTGCGAATTTGACGCACACGGCGTTTACTTTTCTCTGTGGTATGCTTATAAGGTAATCACTTCAAAAACGCTTTGTGGGGCTTTAGAATGAGTTACCGCCATTTTTCAAAGAGTAGAGAGGCTGACAGCCCGAACCGCCCGCCCCTCACTCCTGAAACAGAGAGTTAGAGAATACCGAACTCGGCGCAATCCGCATCTACCTGAGTTTTCAGGGCGGCACGCTCTGTAAGATAATCTGTGTAAGCCTTAATGCGGGCTTTCGCCTCGTCAGATGTCTTTGCGCCGTATAAACCGAGCTGTGCGGCGTTGTACTCGTTGACAAGTTTCTGCTCGTAATTAGCGTCCCACTTTGAGGTAATTACCGCCTCTGTGAGATACCGTCTTCCGTTGCAAGGATAAAATCGTTGTCGTCAAGCCTGAAAGACCCCGTGAAAGTCAGGGTCAGAGTGAACTCCAACCAAATTTTGCCGTCAGGGAAGAAGTCTGAGACCTGACAAGACTTGTAGTAACACGGGAAATCCTGTTCAAGTTCTCTGACCGTCAGAAGCCTTTCCTCGGGTTGAATGAGGTCATGGAGAAGAGCGTCATAGTTACGCCACAACTCTGTCAGGCTCTCAGCCCGCATGAGGCAATACAACTTCACGTCCTTTGTCTTGAACGTGACCCGCTTCCCGTCATATATGGCACCCGTCTTCGTCTTGATGTTCCGCAAAAGGTTCTGTTTCACTTGTGCGGTCTTCATAACCTCAGACAGAGAGCCTTTCAGAACCCGACAGCCGTAATCGGTCAATGGCGTATTGTCAAGCGAATAATCGTCTGACGGCGTGACCTCACTCACGGGGGCTTTATACTTGTAGCCTTTCATCGGGAAATCGTCAGAGAACTTGATCGTTACCGTACCTAACATTCTCGCCACGTCAAGGTTCGGCTGCTGTGTCATTCTGAGCGTGAACGTGCGCTGTATGTGGGCGCAATAGAACTCATGGTAAGCACCGTCAGACAACAGTTCAATGAAAGCGCAGAAACGGCTGAAAAGCCCGCCAAAAGCGAACTTAACCTGAATTTCACGGGTGTTGAGAACAGGGGCTGAAAGGTCTGCCTCCACGCCGTCTTCCTCTTGCCAATCGTTACTGTCAACAGACTTCAACGGCGGAAAGGCGACAAGTTCATTGAACCCGCCGCTCGTCACATACACGCCATACTGCAAGTATGCATCGTTACCGTCTATGAAAAGTCTGTTAATCATATTATAATCGCATTGTCAGAGGTGTTTTTTATGACGCTGCAGCCCTGTTCTGATTGAACATGGGCAACAGCCCATTTGTTTGCATTCACTATCGCTTTCGCCCAGTGAAGAAGAATGATTTCGTGCCGTTCTGTCTTTGAACAGAAGACGGTCGCAGAGGTTCTTCCTATCAGGACAGCCCGTGAGGGGTCTTTCAGGGTCAGCGTTCCCGCATCAATGTAGATGCCGTACTTCTCAACCCCGTGAGGTTTGAAGAGCCTGAAAGTCGCCATATTCGGGAAATGGTTCTTCATACAAAACTCTATACCCTGAGGGCTTTCAAACAGCCTGACAATATCCTCGACAGTCTGTTCTGTCCCCTTGAACAACGGGCAAGCCCCGAGGAGCTTTGCCTGTGTGTAAATCTGTCTGATAACTTCTTTCATGTCATTTTATCTTTATGCCTTTGAGGGCGATGTCGTTTACTGTGTCCTTAATCTCTTTCACGCTGCTCTCAACGCCCGCCACACGGTCTGAAAGCCCGTCTGTGTTGCTCTCAATGTTCAAGACTGATTGCAAAATCAGGTTCGCCGTATTCAGCAGCAATTTTGTGTTCTCACTGATTGAATAGGTATGACCCTGAATAGCCGTGGCTCGTCCGTTCAGCTCGTCCACGCTGTCCTGAGAGGCGTTGGCGATACCACTTGAAGAGGTCTCACGGGTTGAGTCTTGTGCGGCTGTAATCATGTCTTTGATTTGTTGAGGGAGAGCCTCCCAAATCGTTATCCAATCTGTGCCGACTTGGTTCAGGTCATTTGTCAAGCCCGAGAGACTGTTCAGAACAGCGTCAATGCCCATGAACTTGCCGTCCTTGAACCACTGAGCCTTGTACTTGTCAAAGACCTCTCCGAGGGGTTCTTCCAAGAACTTCTGAACCAAAAGGCGTTTTGTTATGTCGCCGATTATCTCGTTGACCTTATCGCCCCACGCCTTTGCGTAGTCCTCGCCGTTCTGAAAGGCTTCAAAGAAAGCGTCAGAGAGTTGTTCTGCGATGTCAGAACTTGTACCACCCATGATGTCTTCAACCATTTCATTTATGATTGAAATCGCCTTTGCGCCCAGTTCTTCAATCTTCTGCTCCCAATCGTCAATCTTGCCGTGGTCAGTCTTCTTTTTGCTGTTCTCTTTGTCTATCTGTTCTTGAATGAGCAACTGCTGCTGTGCGATGTTTTCAAGCTGCTGTTGGGCTTCACTGTATTTCTTGCCGCCGAGAGCCTTGTCAGCCGTATAAGCGACATTGGCGTAAGCCTTTGCAATCTTCTCGGCAGACTTCTTCAAGAGATTGTCGTTCATTGAAACTTTCAGCGTGAGCCTTGCCAACATCGCTTCAAAGCCCGTCAGGGTCTCAATGTCTTTCAACATTTCGTCCCGTGTCTCTTTCAGCTTCGCTTTCACAAGGTCAATAGCCTTTCCGCTCTTCTCTTGTATGCGCACGATGTCGGCGTTGTCAAGCTCCCATTGCAGTTGGTCAATGCGTCTTTGAAGAGCCTCAATTTCCTCTTGCTTCTTGTCGTCATTGTTGAAGAGGTTCACGATCTGCGTTGCTATCTGCAAGGCGGCTGAAATAATTGTCAGAATGACAGAAGCCTTTTCAACCGTCTGAATTGCTTTTGAGGCGGCTGTCGCTGTTCCCTGAACGCCCGTAGATGCGTTCTGCGTCAACTGCATTATGCCGTTTATCATCGTAAGGGCAGAGGTTGAAATTTGCCCCGCCGTCTTGATGATGTCTCCCGCAACGCCGCCGATTGTGTCGCCAATCTCTTCAAACGTCTTGTTTACCTCATTCAGGGTCTTGTATAGGTCTTGCCATTGTTTGATTGAACGTTTGTCAGGGTTCAGGTCGGCTTTCGCCTTTGCCTGAGCGACATTGTTCTTGGCTGTTGTGACCTTTGCACGGGCAACGGCAACTTGCTGTGAAGTGGCTGTGCCGTTCTTCTTGTCTTGCTCAACCTTTTTCAACTCCTCCTCGGCTTTATCCAAGAGGGCTTGAAGTTGTTCAAGGGTCAGATTGGCGATTTCGTTGCACCATGCTTTGTATGTCTCTTCACGCTGCGCAAACTGTTCATCAATGGCGTTCAGAGCCTGTTCTTGCTGATAATTCAGTTCATCGAAGTTCCCCTGAGTGACACCCTCGTTCCACTTGTCATTTCCGTTTTCATCTTTGACACGTTTCCCGTCTTTGTCATGCTCATAGAGGGCTTCGATTTTATTCTGATATTCTTCGGCAATCTTGACCCGCTGCTGCTCGTATGTCAGGCTGTCTTGCAGCATGGTGTTCAGAGCCTCTTTATTTCCTTTGACACGGGTGTCGGCGGCTATCTTCTCGTATGCTTCGAGCTGCGCCCGCTGTTCTGTTGTCAGGTCTTGACGTGTCAGGCGGGTGTCGCTGTCTTCACTCAGAAGAGAGCTGCGGTAAGCCTGTTTCTCAGAGTTCTTTGCCTTGGGGTGTTTGTTCTCCCATTGAAGAACCATTTTGTCGGCAAGGGCTTCAAGCATTTGTCGCTCACGTTCTTTGTTCTCAGAAATAAGGCGGTCATAGTTCAGGTCGAGCTGCGCCTTTTGTTTCTGATAACCCTCTTCCATGAGTTCTATCTTAGCCTGTCTGATGTCAAGCTCGGTTTTCTCAGTCTGTTCAATGACAGACTGCCCGTATTCGGCGATTTGGTTGTTTCTCTCAGCCGTTTCCTCGGCAATCTGTTCACGCTCCCGCTTTCTGTCCTCAGCGGCTTGTGCGGCTTTTCTCGCCCGTTCTTTGGCGTGTTTCTTCGCTTCTTCTGCAGCCGCTTCGTTTTGTTTCTTCTTGTTGTCTGCGGCGGTCTGTTTGTTCTCTGCTGCCTGAGCGTATTCTGCGCTGCGCTGTAAGGCTTGTTGCTTTGTGTAAGCCTTGCCGTTCACTAAAGCCACCTGACCGTCTTTCAGTGAAGACCCAATAGAGGCGAAACGCTTCGCGAGGCGTGTCAGTTCATCAATACCCATTTTATCCATCCAAGCGGGAACTTCGCCGCTGAACTTGATTGTAAAGCCGATAGTATTCTCAGAGTATTGCGACATGAGTTGTTTGATATTCTCATACAACTGATGAACGCCGTCCGTTGGCTTTTGTAGGCTTCTCTCAACGGCTGAGACCTTGTCGGCAAATGTCATTGAACTGTCGGCGGCGGCTTGTTCAGCGGCGGCAGATTTGTTCACGGCTGTTGTGTAACGGTCGTGTTCCTCTGCTGCTGACTGAACGCCGTTTATATAATTTTGTACGATGTTGGTCTTTGTGAAAAAGCCGTCATCCCACCAAGCCTTGGCGATTGTCTTCTCACTTATGCCGATAGCACGCATCTTGTCTTGAATATTGGCATAAATCTTATTCAGACCCTTTTCGTATTCTTCGCCCGTCTTGCCCGCTATCAGGTTGATGTTCTGTTCGACCTGTTGAGCGATAATGGTTGAAATGGCGGCAGCGTTTTCTTGTATCTCTTCATTGTCAGAAGACCAAACAAACCCCGCAAACGTACCGCCTGTCTCAGCCCCTTGAAGTTTCTGAAACATTTCATTCTGAGCGTCAGAAAGAGCCTTGGCGTATGTGTCATTTCCTGAGGCGATGTCGTTCAGGCGTTGACGTTCAATGGCTTCTTGCTTGATAAGTTCAATAGCCTGAGTGCGCTTCTCGTTCACGGTATCAATGCTGTCGCCCTCTTTGACAGCCTGAACGCCGTAGTCTTCAAGAATACCGTTTAGCTCGTCCATAACTTTTTTGTGGGTTGAGCTGCCCGCCGTGAGACCATTCAGGGCTGTTGAAAGGCTTTGAACACGGGTTATGGCTGTGGTTGCTTTCTCGCCGTATTTGCTTGTCATTTCAGCCGCTTTGCTTGTATTGTCTGAGAACAGACCGAAAGCGGTTGCAGCGGCGGCGACAACGCCTAAAACAAGCCCTATCGGGTTTGCCTTTGTCGCCATGTTAAGAAGAAGCATTGCGTCCTTGGCTGACGTTATACTCTTTGTCAGAGAAAGAAAGGCTGAAACCTCTCCCCATATAGCCGCCATTTTATGAGCGGCGGCAACAGCGATAACGGCGGCTTTATAAGCCCCGTATGTGCTGATAACGACAAGAAGAACCTTGCCGATATTCTCCCAGTTGTCAATGGCTTTTGATGTCAGGCTCAGAACGTCAGAGATAACGCCCTCAGACTTCTTACCAAGCTCATTGAACTTTTGTTCGATACTGTCTTCGATGTTTGAAATCTGACCTGTTATCGTGTGGCTCTGAGCCTCCATAAGACCACCGAATTTGCCGCCCTCTGAGGTCATTGCGATGATCGCCTTTTCAACCTCAGGGAAGCCGACCTTGCCCTCAGTAACAAGGTCTTTGACCTTATCTTTTGCAACGCCGAACTGCTTGGCAAGTTCATCTGTCAGAGGAATACCACGTCCCAAGAATTGGTTCAGGTCTTGCGTGTACAAACGTCCCTGAACCATGGTTGTGCCATAGAGGTAAGCCAAATCATTCAGAGGAATTGAGAGACCCGCCGCAATGTCTCCGAGCCTGATTAAGGTCTCATTCACTTTGTCAGCCTGAACGCCGTAGGCGAGAAGTTGTTTCGCGCCCTGAGCAACGTCAGTCATTCCAAATGGCGTTATGGCGGCTGTCTTGATAAGCTGCTGCATGAGAGCGTCAGCCTTTTCAGCAGAGCCGAGCATGGTCTTGAAAGCCATTTCGAGTTGCTGAAACTGACCTCTGACGTTTGCGACCTGAGAAACGAACTCTTTGATTTGAGAAACGGCAAAGACACCCGCAACGGCTTTCCCGATTTTCTTCATTGAGTCGTCTATCTTGTCGCCCTCACTTGAAGCCGTGCTGCCAATGCCGTGAAGAAGTCTCTTCGCTTCCGCAGCACCAACACGGAGCTGACTGTTGTCAAGCCCCGTTCCGTAAAAAAGTTTTCCGTTCTCGTTCTCCATTTATTCGATACTGTCAAAGAATTGTTTAACTCGTTCTTTATTTCTCGGGTCGTCAGCCTTGATTACCTCTTGCCCTGAGCCTGAGCCGTCTGACTTGTCTTTTGTGTTATAAGACGGCAGAACGGCGTTGTACAATATCAGGTTTGGGTAACTCATGTTATACAGAACCTCTTCAAAGGTCAGCCCGTAAGCCTTGACCGTTGCGGCGATTATTGCCCAGGGGCTGTCGCTTCTGTTCCCACTTTCGTCTGCCGCATCAGATTTATTTCTATCAGGAAAGTGGTAAGACCGAAAAAATCGGTCAGGTTCATTCTTTGCAGAACAGTAACCGTGAGGTCATAAAGTTCAGCGGGCGTGAGTTCTTCAAGAAGTTCTTGGGCGAGTTCTGCCTTGCGGTCTATGACCTCTTCAACCTCTTCAACGACCTGACGCTTGAACAGCCCCCACAGATAGCGTTTCTCTCTGCTCTTCTGAACCTTGACTTTTTCTTTCAGGTTCTTTGCTCCGAGAATGAATATCGCGACAATATCGCCTAAAGCCCGACAATCTTTTGCGATTGACAGGCTTTCTTCCACAACGTTCTTCGGGTCAAGAACAACGTGTGGCAAACGTGAAACAGCCTCTGATGCGAGAATAAGCGTTGCCGTACTTGGCGGGGCTGTCATATAAGTTTTGCTGCCGACCTTGACTTCAACGGGTGTTTGAAGAATGGTCTCGGCGGCTTTCTGTTCGATAGTCTTTTCTTCTGCCATGATGATAAAACTTTTATTGATGTATAAGTGGGTCATGGCGGCAGCGAACCGCCGTGAGCGTCTTTCTTTTGTGACCTCTGACCCTTGAAGAGGGAGGGGCGGTTGCGCCTGACCGCCTCGCTCCCTCAGTGCAGATGAACATTCAGGTTATTGAACCGAAACGAACCTCCGTTTGTAAGGCGCAAAGCTCCGTTGGTTGAGAACCTTACGCCCATCAGTCATTTGGAGACAGTCTTTGTGTACGGCTTCACGCTCTTGCCCGTTGCGGGTTTGAGAACCTTGACAACATAGTGAAGCATCTTACCGTCAGCGGTTGAATAACTCTCCTCGCAACGAACTGTTGAGCGGTCAATCTGAAAGCCCTCTGTCTCTTCGTCCTCAGGCGTGAGACGGAAAGCCCATTCTCCCGCAATAACGCCGTCAACGTCCTCAAACGGGAGTGTGCCGCCTTTCTTGACGAACAAATCGAACTCGAATTGATAAGTATTCTTACCTGTTCTTGAATCGACCAAATCGCCGCCCTCTTCTGTGGCGGTCTTCTCTGTTCCCGCTGTTGGGGTCAGCTTCGTTGTATCCTCTTTAGGGGTGTCGATAGCTGTCCACGCTTCTGCGGGAACGCCTTTTGTTGAGGTGGCGTGCTCAATGAGGCACTTACCCCATGAAAGTAGTGACATAATCTTTTAATTTAATTGTTAAACATTCTTTTTCTTTATGACAGGCTGCGTTATCGGCAAATCGCCGTCCTCGGTAACAATAACAGCCGCCTGAGGGATATTCAGCGTTTCATCGTCAGAGCCGAAATACTTATATTTCAGACAGACAACGACAAAATGCTGATTGATGTCTTCGGCATAGTCTGTGCAGATCGTCTGTTGCAGTTTGAACTTATAACAAGAGACCTCAGCCGTAAGACTCTCAACCCAACGCTGCGCAAGGGCTTCAAGTTCTTCTGTGCGCTGACCGTCCTCAACGAGCACGCCGTTCCCGTAAGGGTCAATGTCAGGGCAATAGATGTGAACCGTAACCACGCCCGTCTGAATTTGGTCAGGAAGACCCGCTGTGAATATAACCACAGCATCTTCAAGGCGGCTGTCGCGAGGGCGGTAGCCTTGTCTGTAAACCTCACCTGAAATCATCGAATAAAGGGTGCTGTCTTTCAGAAGTCTGTACACGTCCCCTTGAACTTGTTTTGATGTCTTTGCCATTGTCTCTTGTTAATGTTAAGTGAAGCCAAGCTGTTTCAGCATACTCGGCACAATTCTGTCTGCAAGCAGTTCTGAACTGTCAAGCACATCGTAGCCTTTGTTCTTGACGTGAGCGGCGTATTCCATGCCCGCAACAACTATCAGGCAGACCCCGTGAGGGAAACGCCTGACAAGTTTCTTCGCGAACGCTGCGCCTTTCTCTGAACCGTCCCGCCCTTGTTTCACGGTCTGAAAGTCTGACTGATAAACAACCCGTCCGTCCACGGCAATGACATAGCCGAGTGAACTTCTCAGGTTGCCCGTTTGGTCTTTATAAGAATTGGTCGAACGGGCTTTATTCAGAACCTGTTCCCCGCAGTACTGCAAAGACCTTATCAGAACCGTTTGAAGCCTTTTTAGCTCCTGTTCTGTGTATCGGTCAATCTCAGACATGGGGGTAAGTTGTCTTATTGGCATTGTTTCTGAGTTATTTTTGGCGAATTTGACGTATGTGGCGTTTACTCTTTTTCATGGTGTGATTATAAGCACAGAAAAAGTAAAGCCGACATAGAGCCGCAATCGCCGTTAGACCATTATTCTCAATTCGCAGACGGCTTCCAACGGCTCAACCTGAATGACAGAAAACTCCCCGAGGCTCTTTCCCGTCAAACTGTCTGTAAGCCTGATTTGGTCAAACTCCCCGAGCGGCTGTTCTTCAATCAGAATTGAATACTGCGCCACCGTGAAGTGTTCCCCGTTGACCTTGCCGAGCTTGTTGTACTTGTTTGCCGTGTACTGACAGTCTATCGGGCTACCCCAAGAGACCTCAGAAGACTTGACGGGGAAACCCGTTTCAGGGTCAATGCCGCCCGCCGTCTTTCTCTTCACTTCGATTGTTCCGTTGGTTATTATCATAATCGCGAACCTTTATATCCGTATATAGGTTTGGGCTTTACCGCCTCGTCCTCAAACTCATTGAACAGTTTATAGGCTCTGTTTTTGAACTCTGTGCGCTGTTCATCTGTGAAAGAGTATGATTGCCCGCCCTGAGTGACATTCGGGGCGAGAGAGAGCCACAGAAGCGTGTCAGCCTTTGAGAGGTTGAACGCCTTGCCTTTCAGCGTCTCTTGCGTGGCTTCATCTGAAAGCGAAAGACCCCGCCGCTCCGCAGTCTCTACGAGGGTGCGAAGCGGAACGGGGTAAGCGGTAATGCTTTTTAATGCTTCAAGAACTGTTGCTGCCATATTATGCCTCAGTTAAATGTTTATTCCCAATCCTTACCGTCTGTTCTCATATAGACGTTGCGGTAAGCCGTGTCAAAGACAGGCACAGCGTCAGCCTGACCGATTGTAACCTCTGACTTCGGTTCGATTGTGCCGTACTTCTTGATGATAGTATGAGCACGCTCTGCACGCAAAATCAGGTTCTCGTTCTCAGTCAGGATGTCATACTGAGTGGTGCCAAGTCGTTCTGTCTCTGAGAGAACGCAGCGGCAGTCCTCAAATGGGTTGCCTGATTCCTGAGAGCCGTCAGTGAACTCACGAGTTATGGTTTGGTCAATGACTTTCAACTGAATACCGTTGAGCCATGTTTGGCGGGCGAGCATTGAGTTGACGGTGGTAAGGTCAGGGGTCTGAGAGATATTCAGAGCGTTTGAAGCGAATGACGCACAAGCCTTGATAATCTGCTCTGACGATGCAATCTTATAGAACTCGTCAAGGTTGACAAAGGCGAACTTCGGGTTCAGACCTCTTGCCTTGGCTTTCTTAATCTCATTGCGGAAATCGCCGAGAATGTCAGCCGAAGCAGCGTTTGCCCAATCGGAAGAAGTCTTGACCTTTGCCTCGGGGTCAACGTCATAATCCAAGTCGAACTCATTGGCGTATGTTGCGTTGGTTGTTGTTGTGAAAGCCAACTGACCCGCACGGGAAGCGAGCTTCCATGCAATGTACTCCAACTCTGACTGAACGCCGTTGAAACAGAAATCAACGTCATTGCCCCAATACTGAACGAGCTTTGTTGCGTCTTCATCCTGAGCGAAAGCGAGAGCGGTCTGATACTCTTTTATCTCATTGCGTTTCATCTCACGAGAAATGCTGATGAAAGGGATATCTCCTCTTGCGCTCTCATAGATAGGACGCTGCTTGCGGAGAATAGAGCCGTTATCGGTGTGGAGATCGGCTGCTACGTTTCTCTTAGCAAGCTGATTTGTTAAGGTTTTCCATTGAAAGCCCTGAACTCTCTTCACGGGGAAATAAGTTCCGAACAGAAAGCCCGATGCGTCAGCCGAGTCCACACGTGACTGAACCATCTGCTCTGTAAGACCCTGAATGAGAGTGTTTACTACTGTTGCCATATAAATGATGAACTTTTAACGATTAATAATTGACGACACCTTTGAGGTACGCCATGATGAAATCGGGAAGCGGGTTGCCCTTTGTCACGGCGAAAAGCCAAGCGTCCGTGTCAAGGTTTGACTTCGGCGTAAACGGCTTGCCCGTTCCGTTGATTGACTGAGGAACGTATTTCAGTTCTGAGGTTGTGGTGGTTGACTCCGCTTTTGCCTCAATGATGAAACCGTCCTTTGAGATTGCACCGAGGGTGGTGCTGACTGTGATTGTGTCAAAGGTCTTGCTGACCTCTGTGTCAATGGCTGTGATGTCATAAGCCACGCCACCGACCTTTGTCATGATGAAATCGCCCTTTGCGAAGTTGTGACCTTTCTTCACTTTGATTGCCTTGTCGGACGCACCGACCTCTGCGACAACCTGAGCGATTTTCACAACGTGACAAAGACCCTTTTCATCGGCTGCGCTCAGGACAGCTCCCTCATAGAGGAAATCGCCACCAAGCTCAGAAGCCTTGACAGATACGCCGCCTCTGATGTCAGCGATACGGTGCATAAGGACACGGGGTGTTCTCACGTCCTTACGTCTGTTTACTTGCATGCCCATTTTTCTTTGTTGTTTTGATTGTTAAACATTAGAACGGCTGACCTCCTGAGGCGGGTTTGTTATCACGATGTGCGATAGCGTCCTTTTGCTCTTGGGTCAGTTCTCCGCCCTGAGAACCTGAGCCGCCCGTGGCTGACGGACGACCGAAGATAGCCCCTTTCTGTTGTGTTGCCTGAACAATGCCGTCCACCTCTTTTGTGACCTCGCCGACAAGAGTGTTGAATTCTTCATCGGTCAAGCCGTCAACGGGTGTTCGCTCGTAAGCCTTTTTGAGGTTCTCAGGCAACTTGGCGATAATGCCTGAAAGTTGCTGTTTGCGTGATGAGGTTGTACGCTCGCTGTCCATACGGTCAAGACGTTCAGACAACTTTTTGTTGCTCTCTTGAAGCGATTGAAGCGTTTGAAGCAGCACGGGGTCTGTACCCCCTCCTTGTGGTGTTTGAACGGGTGCGCCGCCCTGACCTGAGCCGCCGCCCCCTGAGGACTGTTCAACCTTTGCGCCGTCTTTGAGACCGTATTTCTGTTCGTAAGTGTGAACGGCGGTCTGTGAAGCCTCTGTTGCTCGGCTATCGGCGTAGCCCTCGATTACTTGCTGAATTGTCACCCCGTCAACGGCGGTTTGAACCTGTTCAGCGGTTGTGACAGTCTTGCAGAGTTTGTCCGCAATCCTGTTCAAGACTGATTCGCTGACCCCCTGAAATTTGGCTTTCAGCGCATCTAAAATTGCTTTTCTCATAATTATGAAATATTTAACTGTACGGTAAACTGCGACAAATATACGATATTTTCTCGAAATGATTACATAATAATCACAAAATGTTTGGTTATATGGAATTTTTCTATATAGGGGCGGGTTTGGGGAGATTACTCTTAATAAAGGTTAAATTTACCCGTTTGGTTAAAATTACTCGGAGAAAAGTTTGTTATTTCCAAAATACTTCACTTATCTTTGCAACGTGATTTCAAGGTAATCACATTCAAACATAAGTTTAACACTCAAATTGAAAGAAAAATGATTAAGGTCTCAACAAACAATAACAAGAACGGTCTCGCTTACAGTTCAAAGGACATCAACAGAAACTTCCGCATCAAGGTAAGCGGCGTTGACGCTCAGGGACGCAAGGTTCATAAGCTCGTAGGCGTTGCGGGAGCGATAGCTCTCATCGGCGTTGAGATGCTGAACAAACTTTTGAAGAGAGCATTTGCATGCATGGACGATGTTTGTGTCTGCAAGCTCCGCAGAGGTATCAAGTTTTCTTTCTACTACAAATAATCAGAAACAGGAGGTCAAAATCATGACAGAAACAAAAAAGGAACAGTTCACAAAACTGAAAGAGATGCACCCCGACACTTTGCTGTTATTCAGATGCGGGGATTTCTATGAGAGTTATCAGGAAGACGCAGAGAGCGCATCACGCATACTCGGCATAACCCTGACAAGAGACAAGGCGGGCGACCGTCAGGCGGGCTTCCCGTATCACGCCCTTGACACATATCTGCCGAGACTGATAAGAGCGGGACACCGTATCGCCATTTGTGATGAACTCAAACAGGGGAGGGCAGCGAAATGAGTGAAAGAAGCACGATCATAGAGGCGGCTTACCTTTCAGGCTTCGAGCCAAGCTCTGAGAGCCTGACCCCTGATGAACTCTTTGAAGAGGCGGAGGAGTTTTTATCGAATATTCAATAACCATATAAATTTCAAAATTATGACAGCAACAACAGACTTACAGAAAGGTTTGAACGAGGTAGTAATGAACAAAGTTCACAGAATGATAGACGGCAAGGCAGCGGGCGTTCAGGCTACCATGGAACGCCTTATCAATGAGGGCAAAATCGCTCAGGATTATATCGCACCTATCGGCGTGAACCTGAAAGCGAAGAGCCACACGCCCGTTATCACGTTCTCGGGCGGTCAGCCGACAGACGGCTTCACAGAGGTTGAAGAGATAAGTTCACAGCCTCTGACGATGAACATGCCTGACGGTCAGTTTTCTCTCCACGACAACGCTATCGGACAGCTCGCCGAGCGCATGGGCATACCGCAGCGTTATCTCAGAGGACTTGCAAGCGGCGAGCCATGGGCGATAGCCCTCGCTGCACATCTTCTGAACCAACACAGCGATTGGACGCAGCGCAGCCGTGTTCTTGTCAGAACCGTAGGGCAGCAAGTGAGGGGCGTTCTCTCTGACAGTTATCGCCGCCTGAACTCAGTTGAAATTCTCACGGCGTTTGTTCAGGAGGCAGCGGGTCAGGGCGCAGTCATTTCTGACGCTTATATGAACGACACCAAGGTATGGGCGGAGACAATTCTTCCGACACCGATTGAGATACCGACCGTGAAGAACGGAACTGTCACAATCTTTGCGGGCGCACGCTTCTCAACCTCTGACTACGGGGACGGGGCTGTTGATATGAGAGCCTTTCTCCTGAACGGGGCTTGCCTTAACGGTATGGTCAGGGAGAGCGTTATGAAGCAAGTTCACTTGGGTTCAAAGCTGCCTGACAATCTGCAGCTATCCAACAAGACCTATGAACTCGACACGAAGACAACCGTCTCGGCTGTCAAAGACCTCACAAAGGGTCTGTTCAGCAAGGACAATCTCATGCAAAAGGCGATTGAGATACAGGGGGCTTCGGAGATTGATGTTGACTTCGAACACGAACTGAAACGCCTGACAAGCAGCGGCGGTCTTCTGAAACAAGAGAGCAAGGAGGTCGAAAAGATATTGATGCGCAACGACCCCGAGGACGGCGTTCAGGGCGGGGCAACCCTTTGGAAGCTCACTCAGGCGATAACGGCTCACGCCCGTGAACTCACGCCTGAAAGAAGCCGTGAGCTGCATGAACTCTCAGGACAGTTGATGAACCGAGTAAAGTTGAACAAATAAATCAAAGACACAATGGCAACAAAGAACAGCAATCAAGAGAACCTGTATCAAGAGGTTCTGAAAGTTCTTCAAGCGAGAACAAACGACCCGTCAGTCATTATGACAGCCCTCTGACGGGCGATGTTGATAATTCTTCAAGCCGCTCAGAAGTTCTACGGAGACCCTAAGGGCGTGAAAGAGACCGCAGAAAAGGCTTTCAATGACATTCTGCGAGAGTTATAAGCATGAACAACAAAAGCCCGTCAGAGAGCCGCAGAAAGCCCCTGACGGGCTTCACAAGTCGAAAGGTAATAAATCAATCAAAACAAAGTTTATATTTATGAAAAACAAGACATTTGAATTTAGTCAGAATTTGGAGAATGACGGTATGTTGGTTTGGAAGAACGCAAAGACCCTGAACCGTTATCAGGAGTTATGCCGTGAGTGTGATGAAACAGACGTGAGCAAGTTCCGCTGTTTCTTCGCTTTCTCTCAGGAACAGTTAGAACAGGGTCAGAGGTCTATCAAGTTGAAACCCAACGAGAAACTTGTTTCGTTCGGCGGCGGTGGCTTCGGGGTTGAAGACGGGGTAAACAAGTATTTCGCCCACCTGAATGAGGTTCAGAACCGAATCAGAACAGAGTGTTACCCTCAGGAGGTTTACTGCTACGAGTTCAACAATTATGAGAGTTTCATCGCCTTTGACGTGGACGTGGACGCTATCCGTCTCATAGCTGCGATATGGGGTCAAGAAGCCGCCTCACGCATCAAACGCTTCTCGCCGTTCTATTCTCTCGAAAGTCTTTTTCGGGAAAAGTAGTTTTATTTGTTAAAAATTTTAATTTTCTCGTAGATAACGGGTGGTTATCTCTGAGAAAACCCAAGTTTTCTGCGAGAAAATGCGCTACCTGCGCGCGTATAAAGGAGAGCAGAGAAAAGGAGAGAAAAAGTACTAACGTACTCTGCGATTTCGCCCTCTTGAATTGAAGTTAAATTTTCGCCTCAGACAATCAGGCGAGCAAAACGAAAAACAAATGACAGACAACAGACAGACAACAGGCGGGGAAGAGAAAGACAAAGCCCGCTGCGGGTTCATCTACCGAGTGACATTCAAAGAGCCGCCCGAACAGACGGGGGAACGGGACTTCTTCTTCACGTCTCTCTCGGCTATCTATGAGCGTTTCAGCCCTGAACAAATCGGGTGCAAGGTCAGCCGCCTTTGGAACATCGGCGTTTCAGACGGCAACCCGTACACGGGGGCGAAAACAACCGTGACCCGTGAACCGCTTCACACGAAAAGACAAAATAAAGCCCGTACAGCGTGTTTTATCTCGTCAGATGATAAATTACACCAATGACGAGAGAAAAGCTGTCAGCGGGGCTAAAAACGGGCAAATCGGGCTTGTTTCAGGTTTGAGCGTATCTGCACTTGCAGCCTGAACGCCCGTTTTTGACCCTCCGAGACAATAAATCGGGCTTTTTGCCGTTATCTCAGTAAAAGGGCTTATCTTTGCTCCGTAACCTGATAAAATCAGAACTTAGTTTCGATTTCAGGGTTAAAAGACGATTGCGGCTCTCTGTCGGGCGTTAATTTTCTAAGTGAATAATTACACCAAAGAGAAAACTAAAGCCCGTGTGCGTCAAATTCGAGAAAAATAACTTATAACGGGATATTCTACGAGAAAACCCGTGTTTAATCAGAGAAAACGTATGAAAATACCAAAAATCATTCAAGAGAAAACAAAAGAATTAGGCTATGAAAGTTGCTCTTTTGTCGGAAATGTGAAAGGAGCACAAGCCTTTCAACTCAATCATGGTTTCAAGGGAGAAGAGCCGCCCCCAACGGGTCTTCCCGTTGTCCTCTTGTTAAGAGGCGACAAGGTTTCTGTCGTGAGCGGTCTTGAAGCCCTTGAATTATTCTGAGGCTTTTTTCAGGCGTTCTGCGAATTTGGGGTTTATTATTTTATCGTCAATTCGCAGAACGCTTATTTTTATCGGAACAGCACTTTTCATAAACCCATTGAATGTTTTTGAAGAGCCGTGTTCCCCTGACTGAGGGTCGAACCACAACAGGTTGCCGTCTTTCTGTCTCTCAACAATCATAACGTGCGCCCCTCTGTCACGTCCCTTTACAGGTTTCCATTTCAGATAAAGCTCGTAACGCCCCGTCTCTTTTGTTGCGTCTTCAATGAAACCCACCTTGGCGGTAATCGTGTCACGCAACACGTAGGGGCGGGTCTTTATTGGGCGTGAGCCGTCAGGGTTGAGAAAGCGGTCGTTCCATGTCAGATTGTTTTTCGGACACCACACTTTATAAAACTCATCGCCTTTATTCGGCAAGGCTTCAACGGGAAAGCCTCTGCGCCTTAACTCATAAGTCATTGTACAAGTCTGACAATTATCGTGAAACCCCTCTTTCAATGCGTCAGGATCAGAAAAATGCGGGTTGCCTTTCAGTTGGTCAGCCTCTGTGAAATTCATTATCTTGCCTTGCATCACGGGGAGGGCTTGGTCTAACTCTCTGATGTTCTTCAAGACCTCAGGCGTGAAGTCAGCGTACTTCTTGTTATATCTCATGGCGGCTTCATATTCAGCATAAGTTTCATACGGCGTTTTCAGGGCGTACAAGTTCTTATAGCCATTTGGCAAGTATTTCTCGTTGTCGCTGATGAAATAAGGCACAGACGTGCTTCTTTTCGCCCTCTCTTTGTTGTCTTTCAGCCAAGACGTAAACTCCTGAGGTACGCCCGTGACCGTGTTCACGCTTTCTTTCAGAGGTTCTTCGCCTTTGAGCAGCCTTTCGTTGTCACGCATCATTTCTTCCTCTGTCTTCAAAATTGTTTCAGCGTGACAGCGGCAATGAGGGTGCCACCCCGTGAACTTGAAGTCCTTTGGGTAACAGCCCTGACCCTTGACAGCCTTACTGCCCACGGGTGCGCTCAGTTCATCGCAGATGTCTGTAAACTTGTGCGGCTTCCCGTCAGCCCCTAAAAGTGTGTGGTTATTGCTCACAACAACACGAATGCCGACAACAAAGTCAAGGTCTTGCCAACGGGCAAAGTCAGCCGACCGATATGCGATGTTCGTCTCTGTGGCTGCGAGGCGGCGGGCGTTCTTATATGAGCTTCGGTACACGCCACGCCCAGGGTGGTAAGCAGCCGCACGCTTTGACAAGACCAACTGCCCGTGTTCGTCTCTGACACGGCGAAAGAGCATGTCAGGGTGTTGAAGAAACAGTTGCAAGTCTTTTTGAAGACGTTCAGCCGCCTTGCCGCTTCTCAGACCGATGTCAAGCCCGAGTTCGATTTCCTCTTTGAACTGATTTGTATATTTCCAAACTCTGTCAGAGAGATTCAAGCCCTGAACCTTGCGGGCGAGAAATGCTTCACGGGCTTCTTCGTTGTTCTTGAAGTATCGGCGATATTGGGCGTTTGAGAGCTTGCCTACGTTCTCGCCGAAGACCTGACGGCACAGCTCGTTGTTCTTGTTGTTGGCGAGCGTCCATTCATGGTTCACGCCGTTCACTATGACAGCCGACAACCCGCTTTTTAGGCTCTCTAAGAGACTTTCGAGCCTTTTGCGTGTAATTGGATAGTCAGAGAAAGAAAAGAGCCGTGTCGGGTCTAAATCACGGATAGAAAGCCCAAGGGCAGTGGCTTCCTTGACCGCCGCCCTGTATATAGCGTCAACCTGACGCTCGTAGGCTGTCAGGTTGCGCAGATGCTGTTTGTCGTATTTATTGAGTGCCATTGTCTCTCAGAATAAATTTATCACATTGAAAGTCATTCAGGAATTTGCACCACCGCCCGTGTTCTGTCTTTTCATCATGAGGGCAGCGGCACAAAATCAAATGACCGTCAAGAGCCTTGCTGTGCCAATCATAACTGTGACGGCAGTCACGGCAGCGGTATTTCGGCTGCTCAGGCTTCTTTCTGTTCGGGGGTCTTCTTGTTGGTGTCATGCTCTCACGTTATTCTGTCGGTTCAAACACGTCCACCGTCTTCTGTTCCTGAATTTCTTTCAGGGTGGTGTCCACATCGTCACTCTCGCCGAGACGTTCAATGCTCTCACGTTGTGACATGATAGGCTCGCCGCCGTTCACAGACATGAGGTAGTTCGCCAAGTCTTGTTTTTCTGTGATGGCGAAAGGCGTGACAACGGTCTCAACGGGGAGAGCGTCAATGTCGGCGGCGTAAGCCTCTCCAAGAGCAATCTTCAAGAACGCTTTAACGACATTTATTTCACGGTCAAAGAACTCAATCAAACGACCGCTTTCGTCTTTGACTTTGAGCTGCGCATCAATGAACATTTGTTTGCGGCTCTCACCTGAGAGGGCTTGCTGCGACATCTTCTCGTATGACCAATCAGGCAACTGCAGCTGAGTGAAGAAAAGGTTTCTCAGGGTGTCGACATGGTATTTCAGGCTTTCAGTCGCCTGTTGCCATGTGACGTATTGAGCCGTTGAGCCTTTCGGATATTGCATGACGCTCTTCGCCTCTTCATTTGAACTTTTCTCATCGCCGAACTGAATAATATCATCGGCGAGAACAACGAAGATAGGCTTTGAGTTTTCACGGAGATAATTGCCGTTTCTTGACAGCGACCATTCAATCTCATAGACGGTCTTTGACGTATCCTCCCATATCGGGGTCGGTCTCCACATATAGATGCACGGTATCTTTAACAAAGTTATCTGTTCATCTTCAATGACAGCCCATTCGCCGCTCTCTGTTGACCATTTGATGTGGCGGGTCGCCATATAACAGTCAAAGTACTGAACGGTCTTCTTGCCGCTCTTACGGGTGTAAGCCACTGACATGGCTATCATGTCGCCGTATTCATCAAAGAGCGGGTAAAGGTCATCGCCGAGCATAGGGGAGAAGTTGCGGCAGCGGAATTTCAGGTTTGAAGAGAAACCGTAGGTCGTGTGCTTCTGTTCAACGGCGTACCATAGCGTCATAACTTCACAGCCCGCAAAGAGCATGTTGCAGCGTTCGATGTTCACGCTGTCAATGCGGTTCTTGTCAAATATCTTTTCAAGATAGTTCGCCACTTCTTTCTGACGCTCATTCTCAGGGCTGTAAACACGTTTCACGGGTATGCCCGTAACAAGTTCTGTCATGCGCTTCACGGCGAGCCGCTGCAGGTCACACGTCACACGGGTTACCTCCTGAATGCCGCTGTCCGTGACAATATCAGGGTATTTGGCTTTGTTCATAACAGGGTGCTTTGTCGGGTCAAATTCTTGAATGAGACCAAAGCGACCACGCCACAATGGGACGTTGATAGTCTTCTCTTTCAGAAAGGCTATTTTCTGAGCCTCTGTCCTGAGTGAGGCAAGGATTTCTTCGATAGTCATTTTCTTTGATGATTTATTTGTTAAACTTGAATTATCTGTGTACCATACGGGCGATACGGTTCAGGTCAATACGGCGGCTTCCTCTGAGCGGATAGAACGTGTTCGCGAAAGCGTCAAACTTATCGGGGCTTCGCCCGAGTCTCTTCTTGATGTCTTCTTTCGGCTCAATGTATATGCGCCCGTCTGACCTGAAAGACCATTTTATTTCTGTCGCCTCTTCATCAAACTGAGGGTCAGGGGGCAGCATGGCACCCGTCTCGTTCTTCGGGTTCAGCCAATCACGCACAGCCCAAAAGAGATACGCCCTCATGTTCAGGAACTCATACTGACCCGTTGTGTCGGTCAGGTTCTTGCCGTTGAAGCCTTTCGCTCCCTCTGAGTATTTGCAACTGATGATGTAATGAGAGTTCTCACGCCGTTCATTCTCAACACAACGGGAGAACACGCCCGCACCCTCGCCGATTGTGTCAATGCTGACGTACATTTCAATCTCATGTCGGCGGCGGTCTGTGATAGCCCCCGCAATCTTCATGTGGTCAGCCGAGCCGCCGCTGTTGTGTGTCTTGAACTCAGAAGCCCAACAGCCCTGACGCTCAACGAAGCAAGTACAGTCTCGTCCCATGCCCGCAACGTCAACGCCCATGATCCGTGGCTCTGTTGTGACGGGTTGCCGCCCGTGAGCCTCTTTCCAACGCTGATGAGCGATTTCCAACCACTGTTCAGGGATAAGAACGTCTTCGCCCACTTTGGGGAACTTACCCAAGACTTTCTTTCTGAACAGGTCTTCGGGGCGATACCACTTGCCCTCAAACTGAAAATCGTCAAACTCTGCCGTGGCTTCTTCTTCTCTGATTTCAGTACACCAGTTCGCCAACTTGTCTTGAACCCACTCATAGTCAACCTGACCCGCAATGACGGTCTTTTTCTGAACGATGTTCGGGGCTGTCAGGCTGTTCAGGCGGTATTTGTGCCAACGGTCTCCTTTCTGAGAGCGGGCAGCGTAGCCGACCGTTGTGTTGGGGTTGAAGACAATCAAGATGCGTGAGTCGCCTTGCAAGTTACCCTCAATAGCACCAAACGTATCATCGCCGATACCCGTTGCCTCGGTAACGACAAACATTGTATGAACGGCGTGAAAGCCTGACCACGCTTCATGGTTGTTCTCGTCAGCCTTGAAGCCCGTCAGAAACCATTCATCGCTTTCTGTTCTGATGTCATAAGCGTTCAAACGCCCTGGCAGTTGTATGCCTCTTGCCTTGGCTCTGTTATAAAGGCGGCTAATCTCAGGCATCATGATGTTCTTTACCTGACGGTCGGTCGGGGCTGTCAGAGCCACTTTCGTGTTCTCAACCAATTCTGCGCCCCCGTTCTTTGTGCGCCTCCAACGGGGCGTGAGATAAAGAAACGATATGGCAGCACAAGCGGCGACAAAGTCTTTGCCACGGGCTGTGCCTGAGGCAACGGACGTGCGCCTGTTGTGTTGAACGCTTGACAGAATTTCTTGCTGCTCGGGGTCAAGGTTCACGCCAAAGGCTTCACGGACAAATTTATTCCAATCTGCCCGCCATGAGTTTATGACCTCAAAACTGAGTTTCTTGATAATTTCTTTCCGTTGTTTCTTTGCCATAGTTATTTTCTCCGAATTTTGAGTATGTCGGCGGTACGCTTTTGAATGGGATAAGTGAACCACTCAGAATACTTACGCCGACAGAGAGCCGCAATCGGGCTTATTCGTCTTCCTTTACCTCTCCCGCCTCTTGCTCGGCTTCATCTATCATGCCGCTCTCAATGAGATAGGCGGCAAATGAGCCGTTGGCGTTGATGTCTTTCTTTTCAGGGGCGTACAAGCCGAGGAGCTTGCGGCGTTCTTCAAGCTGCTTTCGTATCTCGGCGATATAAGAAGCATCGCCAAGGCAGATAACCTCTGTTTCAGTTCGCTCTGTCTGATACGTCTTGATTGAGGTCTGACCCGTCTCGCTGTCACGGGAGGGAGAGCCTTTCTGCTTGCGTTGTGTCTTGTTATAGTCTGTCTTTGACTTCTCCCACTGTTCCCACAACTCACGCACTGCATCGTCAATGCGTTCAAGTTCAAGCTGCACCAAATCATCGGTGTTTTCGATACGGTCTTCACGCCATTCAGCCAACAATGTCTGAACGTCACTCTGAACAGTGCCGAGGGAATAGCTTTTCAGGTCAAGACGGTTCTTGACCTCTTCACGTATCTTGCGGCGGCTGTAACCACGCTTGAAGAGCTGCGCCACGATTTCAAGGCGGGCGAGCTTCATCTGTCTTTGTTTCTTATCTTGTGCTGCGCTCATAGTTCTTTTGTCAGTTTTAGGAACTCTTGATAGAATTCCAAGTTACAACTTGAAAGCTCGATATACGACTTTTCAAACTCAGGGAAAGTGTGAACGGCGAAATGGCTTTCTGTCAGAAGCCACAGGGCTGTGTAACCCTGAGGCTGAAAATGGTGGTCAGTGAAGCAGAGAACGTTGAAACCTGACGTTTTCAGGGCTTCATCGAAAATGTCCCTGAGACGCTTCGGGTCGGTCTCTTTTATCCACTGAGAGAAATTCCAAATCTTTGCTTGCATGGCGTTTCTGTTTACTCTGTTTCACTCTCTGAACCCGTCTCGCCTGAATCGGTCTTTGACAGGTCTTCTTCCGTGTACTCAATCTTCGGGAACTCTTTCTTGATTTTCTTCGGGTCGCCCTTGAAGAAGACCAAGAGGTGCTGATGCGTCTTTGCAACCTTTCGGCTATCCATGTAACGTGAAGCCCTCAGAGCCGTTGAAGCGGTCTGTTCGACCAAGATAATCTCATTATAAAGGCGCATTCCGTTCTGCTTGAATATGCGCTTTATATCGCCGCAGAAGTCATAATAAAAGCCCGTGTTCTTGTCTCTCACGTCTCCGACACAGATAGCTGCGAAGCGGTTTTCTTTCAGACAAGAGACAGCCCCCGTGAAAGCGTTCTCCAAAATCTTGATGAAATCCTCGTATGACCCCTGATTTGATGCATCATTCGGAAGGTCTGAATACTTTTCAAGGTCAAAGTAAGGCGGGCAAGAAAACAGGAGGTCTTGGCTTTCAGGCTCAATGTGCTGCGCCACGTTCTGACCGTCATCGCAGATGTAGCGGGCGTTCATGCCCTCCACACGCTCGTTGTTCAAAGCCGCCTGTTTCTCTCTCAGTTCAACGCCCGTGAAGTCATTGCCGAGATAAGCAGCCACAAAGCCGAAGACGCTATCGCCCGCAAAACAGTCAAAGGCTTTGCCGTTCTCCTGACCGAACCAACGGCAGACGATTTCAGCCATAACGGGGTCAAGAATTGAAACGCCCTGAGCAACGATTTTCGCCTGTTCTTTTTCAAGGTCTTCTTGGCTGACGTACTTTTCGATGTACTCTTTGAAAGAAATGCCGAGTTCCTTTCTGTGTTCACGGGTTCTTTGATAGAGGTCTTTGTACTTGATTTCAAGAGACGTGACAAGGGTGTCGTTACGGCTCTCGCCCATATCGCCGATGATGTCATACCACTTCTTCTTTCTGTCTTGCCAATATCCCTTGCGGGTATCAAGAATTGAGAAAGGCGGTACGATGAAGCGGTCAAAGAGGCTGCTTTCGGGTGCGCTGTTCGGCTTCTCTGAACCTGAGCCGCTTCCGTTCTGAGCGTTCAGGGCGTTTTCAGCGTCAGGGAACTCAATGCCCCAATCCACCAACTCTTCATTGTCCCACTGAGCGGTCAGGCTGTCCGTGTCCCATTCTCCGTAGCCGATGTTGTCCTTGATGATGAACTCACGCTGCTCTGCGTCTGACAGCTCCGAAGCCTTGATGATGATTGCGGTCGGGCTGTCACGCCAACGCAGCCAATGTGTCAGGAGGGCTTGCTGTTCGCCCTCAGTCTTCTTCTTCACGTCATTGATAGAGAAAAGACGGCTTTTCAGTTCGTCTTCTGAGAGGTCAGAAATGGCGGTCAAAGCCCTGAAACGCATATTGCCGCCGAGGGCAACCATCATGTTGTCAACGACAATCGGTCTGAGTTCAAGCATCTTTGGGAGTGCGAGAACGCTGTTGACAAGTTTCTGAAACTTCTCATTTGTGATTGTTCTCGGGTTCGCCTCATTCACTTGAACCTGAGAAAGTTTTACAGTTTCTGTTTTCATGTCTTTATCTGTTTGAATTATTATACCTTATCCGTTTGCAAAAATACTCAAAATGATTATAATATAATCACATAAAGCCCAAAATCAAGCCTTTTCGGGGTCAAAAACGCCTGAAATTGCCGTTTTGAGCAAGTTCAGGGTCTTCAAGCGGTACAGCTCGTCAGGTGTTGTTCTGAACACCCGCCACCCCATGAGGGTAGCCGTATTGTATTTCTCCATGTCTTTCATAAAGCCAACAGAAGAGGTGTGCCGCCCGCCCGTCCATACGCCGCCCTCAACTTCAAGGGCGATTTTGTGGTCAGGTATGGCATAATCAAAACGCCATTTCCTGACGGGATGGAACTTGAACTCTTTGACACACACAACATGGAGGTCGGTCTTACAAATGGTCGTGAACACGTCAGTTAATTTTGGCGAATTTGACCGCTGTCGGCTTTTCTTTGTTGATTGCTGTAATTTATCACTCGTCATTGGAAAGTCTTTTGTGGGGACGCAATCGGCTTTTGGGACAAAAGAACGGGGTTTTAACTCCCCGCCCTTGAATTTCTGTCAGTCTCAGAAGAGGCTGCGCCCGCCTGATGATTATCAGAACGGCAGATCGTCCATGTTCTCACATACAGAAGCCCCGTCTAACTGACCCTGAATTTGCTGCGCCTGAGATTGAAGCGGGTGCATACCGCCGAGGATAGGGATTGCCTTGCGCTCTTCTTCTGTCATTTTCTCAACAACGTCCTTGGCGAGTGAGACCTTGACAACGTGAGTGTCCCCGTAGCGGCTCTCATTCATTTCTATCGCCGCCATGTTCAGGTAACAACCTTTCTCGCCGAGGAACATTCCGCTCTCGTCAATGTCAATAACGAGGCAACGCCTTGTGGCTGTCTTGCCTTTGAGGTTTGTCACAAAAGCCCCCTTTATTTTCAGGAGGTTTGCCTTAATGCTGTAATTTGCCATTTTTCTTGTTTTTATTATGGGTTAATATCCGATTTTATAAGAAAGTTCAGAACATTTGCGTTCACGGCTTTCTCTCTTCTCTCTGTCTTTTTCCCTGAGGGTTGTCCCTTGCCCTTGTCTGAGGGTTAGAGACCCTTTGCGGGGTTTTTGTCCGTGTCTGCGGGGTCAGTCTGTGTTTTGTCATTTTGAACCCTCCTGAGCGTTGTTTTCCCCTGTCTCTGAAACTGTCTGTTCGTAGTCAAGGAGAATGTCCGTGCAGTTGCCCTCTTCATCACGTTTGAAGCGGACACGGGAAACTCTGATGCCGCCTTTCACAAATTGTCTGTCAGAAGCCGAGAGAAAACTTCTCACTTCTTCTACTGTCACTTGTCTTTCCATATCTGAATTTTGTAAAGTGAATAATTGCCATTGGCTGTCTTAAATCAACCTTTCTGAACCAATCATACCAATCAGAGAACGAAAGTCCGTCATGCGCCGCTAAATCGGGCAATTCAACCTTTTCTCCGTCAATAACTGTCGAACTGAAAAGGTCTTTAAGTTTAAGAGCCTGAACCCCAACGCCGTCAGAACCTGTGAGTCGTGCGAGTTCTTTCTGAGGGCTTCCGTATGGTCTGCCCGTCCATTCTCTGATTGAGAGAACCGCTTGCCCGCTCTGTATTTCAGAAATTCGTTTCTCCCATAATGGGAGGTTTGTCCTGACCGTGTGAATTTTGTGACGGCAAATTTTCAAGCCGTCTTCTGTCAGGTTCAACCCGTTGCCGAGTAGATGAGCGAAATTAGTCTCACGCCCTGAATGAATGTGCGTTCTCGGAAACGTCTTTGATAGTGTAATCACAAATGTTTTCATTTTGTCTGTTTATTTGGTTAAACTTATATCTCGTCAGAACGGGCATTCGTCAAGCGGTTGAGCCGTGAAGTCAAAGACCGCTGCTTCCTCCGCCTCTTTTGCCCGTCTGTTCATTTCCTCTTGAAGATGGTTTGAGTTGTCCCATACAGGTTCAACCCCCGCCGTATATGGGCTGTAACGCCCGTTGTTCAGGTTGTATTTGAAGAGAGCCGTTCCGCACTCTCCGAGGTGCCTGAATTTCACCTTTTGAACGTGAACCTCCACCGTGTTGTCAATTCTGTTTCTGTGAACGACAATACCGAAGTCTGTTTTGTTATAGAAGTGCGCCGAGCCGCTGATGTCATAAAGGGTGGGGGCTTCGATAACCCCGTCTTTGTTCTTTGACTGTTTTGTCGGGTGCGCCATGAGAATGACCATAATGTCATTGCGCTGTGCAAAGTTCGTCAGACGGTCAAGCTGCTTTGAAATATACTTTGTTTCGTTGTGTCCGTCACTCTCGTCCTCCAAGCGGTTGTACGGGTCAATGACAAGACATTTTATGCCACGCCGTCTGACAAGAAAGCGAGCTTTTTCAAGAATTGTGTCGAGCCTGTAATCTTCCTTTGGGCTGATAAAGAAAAAGTTCGTGTTCAAATATTCTTTTATCTGACGGTAAGCGGGGAGCGTCAGGTGTTGACGGTCAAAGTGCTGCCCCGTGAACTTCTCAATCAGTTTTGAAGCATGGTATTCGAGCGGGGCGTTCTCAGGGCTGAAATACGCGAATTTCCACCCGTAGCGCATGTTGAGCCTCTCGGCGATTTGGTCAATGAACTCAGACTTACCCGAGCCAGGAATACCCGTCACGACACAGATGCGTTTCGTCTCAAATGAAATAAGGCGGTCAAGGTTTTCAAGCCCTATCGTTGCGCCTTTCTGCATACCGTGTTCAAAGAGAGCGTCAAGGTTCGATTCGAAGTCAGAGACCGTGAAGACCCCCTCCAACTTGACCTCGGGAGCTTCTGAGAGACATTTTTTCAGAGCCGCCGCCCCGTATTTCATTAAGACTTCGTTAGCGTCTTTGCAGTCCTGACCGTAGTCAAGTATTCGGCAGCGTTCAGCCCCGAAGCGTCTCAAAAGCTCGTCTTTCAGGAGAACGCCCTTTGTGTCTGTGTCAGAGGCTATGAAAATTGTCTCTTTGTCGTCAAAATATTCTTCTATGAAATCGTCAAGGTATTCAAGGTTTGCGTTAGCCCCGTTCGGAACGCTGACAACGTTATGAAAGCCAATCTCGTAGAATGAGAGAGCGTCCATTTCGCCCTCTGTCACGATACACTCTTTCTGACCCTTGATAGCGTCAATGTTGTATGGGATAAGCTGCGCCCCTGAAACGAGCTTGAACTTCTTGTCGCCCGTGCGGTATTTCGTGTTGACGAGCTGACCGTTCAGGAAGTAGTTAAACTGAACCGTGTTCGACTGAGCGTTGTTCTGCGGCATCCATTCCATGCCCTCTGAGACTTTCAGAGCGTTCAGGGTCGCTGCGCTTATTCCTCTTCCCTCAAACCACTTCAAGGCTCTCTCGCTGACAGCCGTCAAAGCGTGCTGAGGAGGCTTCTTATAGACAGGCTTCTGACGCTTTATCGGAGCGTAGTTATGCCACGGGCGTTCTTCACGCTCCCAAGGCTCTTTTGTTTCAAGAGACCCGCCCCAACCGCAATAATGACAATTCCAAAGACCTTTGTCAAGGTCAACAGAAAGACTTTTGTCGCGTCTGTCATGCCTTTGGTCGTGACATTTCGGGCAATAGGTCTTAACCTTTCCCGATGTCCGCCCGTAGGGGATATTTATGCCGAAGTCTGAATAACTTTTCATTTTGATAATTCCTTTCTGTGTTTTTGATAACCCTTTTTGAAGCCCTCAACAAAAGCCTCGCTGCAGAGCCTTGAAAAGACTTCTGAACAGGGGAAATGATTACACTTTGTGCAAGAACGGCTGAGACCGTTCGCCCGCCTTGCCTTTTCTTCAAGGCTGATGTCCGTTTTCTTCTGTTTCATTGCAAAATCCATGTATGTGAAGCAGCGTCCCATGAATAACGCTCAGACGGGCGGGGTGCTGCCGTCATTGGGATATTAGCCCGCCCCGTGCCGTATGTACGCCGCCCTGAGCCGTCTATGTATTCTCCAACGCCCAACTGAACCTGAGAGCCGTCAGCGGCTTGTACGGGCTTCTGTGCCGTGTTTGAGCCGCCGCCCCTCTTGTTGTCGTAGTTGCCCTCAGAGACCTTGACCCAGTTTTTCTCATTCTCAAAGACCCAATCAAAATTGGCAACCCAACTCATTTTGTCAGTGCTGCGCCCCGTGAGAAAGTCAGAAGCCTGAACACGCTGAAAGAGGCGCATCACGTAATCTGTCAGTTCTTCACGCTTCACGCCGAACTCTTGAAAGCGGGTCTTCATTTTCTGTTTTCTCGCCTCTGTGACTTTGAGAACCTTTGGGCATGAGAGACAGACAGAGTTCCACATGGCGACTATATCCTGATAAGGATATTTCTCTTTGCTCTCCTCTCCTTTACTCTTCTCTCCTTTGGCGGGTTTTATCTCTTTTAACGGCTCTTTATCAGGGGTTTTCTCGGAGATAACCTTTTCAGGCTGTTGTTTTTCTGCCTTGAAAACAGGCTTTTGAGGCAATTCCGTTCGGCGGGTTCTGTAAACCTCAGTGAGGTTGTTGACAAAATTCTCTATCCAAATAACACGGTTCTTTTCCCATAGCTCTTTGTCAATTTTCCCGAGGTTGATAAGAACCCCGATTATTTCTGTCGCTGTCTGAGCGTTGACCCGTGTCTTTGCAAGAAGATACTCCCAATTTGAAGAAACAGAACAGTCATAGAAATGCCCCTCGCTATCCCCGAGAACTTCAAGAACCTTGAACCAAAAAGCATAACCGTCATTCCCGAAGCGGGCTTCAAGAATGTAGATCGTGCGCCCGCATTTCACATAATGCGGGTAATAGTCAACTGTCGTTCGTTTTGGTCTTGCCATAATGTTGTCTTGATTAAAGGGTTGCCATGATTGATTTTTTCAGTTTCACGTTTCGGCTGTTCCACTCAAAAGCCCTTATCATCCATTTACGGTAGTCAAGAGGGATATTGCTTATCTTTTCCCCCTTATATTTGCCGAAAGGCATAACCTGAATGGGCTGCGCCGCCTGAGCGTCAATAGCCTGAGTGTCCTCACGGGTGTACTGACCGATGTCTGCGATTGGTATGCCTGAGAGCAGCCGCCCGCCTGAACCGAACAAACGCCACATTCTGCCTTTCTCAAAGGTCAGGTCTTCAACACGCCCGAAACGCTGAACGTTGCCGCCGAGGTCAACTATCAGAGCGTCTTTCTTCTGAGGGTCAATACGGGTGGCTCGTCCGATGATTTGATAATAGAGGGCGATAGAAGCCGTAGAAACGCCTAAAACAATGCAATCGATACCTGTATAGTCAAAGCCCGTTGAAAGCACTCTCACGTTAAATATGACCCGTATTTCGCCCTTTCTGAAACGCTCAATGATTGAAGCCCTCTCACGCTTATCCATATCGCCGTATATGACAGCCGAGTTCGGATAATGCTCTGAGAGACTGATAGCGTCCTGAACTGAGGGGGCAAAGGCGAGAATGTGCTGCCGTTCAGGGTGAGCGTCAAGAGCGTTGACAATCGTCTGTGTGCCGCCGTTCTCTTCAAAAGCCCTTTGAACGCTGTCCTCCGTGTACTCGCTTTTTGAACTGTTGAAGACAAGTTGGCTGTCGTCAAACTGTGAAGCCTCATAAGTCAGGGGAGACCAAAAGCCGAGGCGCACCATTTCTGAGACCTGACCGACATGGATAATGTCTTTGAAGAAATTTCCCTTTTTGCTTCTTGATGTCAGCATGACGAGCTTTGAATAATTCTGTCCGAATTGGTCTCTGCCCGTCTGTAGCTTGACAGGTGTCGCCGTTATGCCGAGAACGTGAGTGATGCCGCTCTCTTTGAGAAACGTGCCGAGCATGCTGTCAGCCTCACGGGGGAAGAGGTGAGCCTCGTCTATCAGCATTTTTGTGAAGCCGAGAGCCTTGAACTTCGCCCCGAGCGTCTTGATTGAACCTATCGTTGCGTAGGTTATCTGAGCGATTTCCTTGCTCCCGAAACTTGCGCTGTATATACCCGCATTTGCGAACCCGTCACAGAGGTTCACATACTTCAAATAGTTCTGTTCCAACAACTCTTTTGAGGGTTGAAGAACAATCATTTTATCGTTCGTGTTCTTCGCGACAAAGGCTGTCAGAATTGATTTTCCCCATGCTGTCGGGAGAACAATCAAAGAGGGCTTCGGCTTCTTCTCTTGAAAGAAACTGATAGCCTTTTCTATCGGTTCAACCTGATTTGAACGTAACTGTATCATTTTGTATCTTTGTCTATCTGAGAAAACCCCGCTGACAGGGCTAACCACGCATAACAGCTTGCGTTGAGAGACCTTTCGGCTGCTCTCACCCATGAGCGGAGTTTTATATGTTATTTGTTCTTTCTGTTCATCTGTCTGTTTCGGTTATACGATTACATTGTAATCACTTCAAGAGAAAACGCCTTGCGCCCTGAACCTTCTTAGCATACTCTTTGAAGAGGTCGGGGTGGTCAGCCTTGAAAGCCTTGTCGTCAAACTTCTCTGAGGGCTTGGGGCTTTTCCATGTTGCGATTGTATCGCCGCCGTAGCTCAGGGCTTCTGCGTCTCCGAAGCCGAGCTTTATCTTCTCTTCAAGCTCGGTCTTGCGGTCAGAGAGTTCTGCGAGCTGCTGCTTCACGTCTTTCAGGTCTGAATAAGCCTGAAAAATCTCGTCAGTTGTCTCAATGACCTTGCCGCCCGTGTGCTTGTTGAACTTCAAGAGAATGTCCTTGGCGTTCTGCGGGTCAGGTTCTTTGTCCCCCTGAATGTAGTCAATCCAAAAGCGGTCAACCTCTTCACAGAGCCATTTGAAGAAGTCAGGAACAAAGGTCAGGTTCTTGTAGCCGAACTCACGCCCTGAACAAAGCCATGCAAGTGAAGCCTCTTGAAGTTCCGCAACTCCGAGCTGATACTGAACCTGACAGAACCAGTGTTTGGGGAGGTCTTCGGGGTCAATGCTCATTTGTGTTGTCTTACACTCCAAGATACCCTTGTTATGAGCGTTGTGGGGGAGACCGTTGAGCCAATACGTGCGGTCAGGGCTGACACGCATATACGGCTTCTCTGTGTTGATTATCATCCAATCAATGGCAGAACGCTTGATTATCTCGCAGCCCGTTTCATCTTTGAAGAACTGAGCAACTGCGTCTTCAAGATAATGACCCGCTTTCATTGCGAAGTTCTCCTGTTTTGCGGGGTCAAGACCTTTCTTGCGTCTCCATAACTGATAAGGCGTTTCCCATGGGTTCAGCCCTACGATTGTCGCAACCTCTGATGAACCGATACCGCTCTCGCGATATTTCAACCACTCTGTGCGGTCTTTCGGTCTGATAACCTGATTACTCATGGTCAGCCTCCTTTCCCTCTTCTGAACCGTTCTCAGACTTCTTGTCGCTCTTCTTCAACAGACGGTCTGCAATCTTTATGAGACCCGTCATTGCTTCACGGCGTATGGCGTGCTTCAAGACCTTATGCAAGCCGTTCTCAGGGTCTTTGTCATTCAGAACGTTCTGAAAAGCGTCAACGAGAAAGCCCATGATACCCTGAGTTACGGTATGCTGCTGAGAGCGGTAGCCATCTTCTTTGTCTTCTGTCTTCTGAACCGCAACAAGTGCGATTGCTCTGTTCTCCTTGTCTTCTTCGACCCATGCTTGGAGGTCTGCGATGATTTTTTCAATATCTTTCATTTTGCTGTTATTTTGAGGGTTTAACTTGTTATTTCTTAATCATGTTGAAGTCAGCCCAAAGGCTGATGAATTGTTTGCCGCAATACGTGGCGAGAGCTTCGCTCTTAAAGCAAAGGCGAGAACCGACGTGCGCACTCGCATCCGAGGGGGCGCGACTCGAGCGCGCAAAAGCGAAGCCCGCCCAGTCTCCTGAATAGTCGCATGTTGATATGAGGTGTCGGTCGGCTTTCCATTCGTCACTCTTCTCTGACAGTTCTTCTTCCGTCCATAGCGTGAACCAAGGATACCAACGCCACTCGTCTTCTGTGAACTGAGGCTTCCAACCCTCATTCAGGGCGGCGGCGATGATGCGGAGCTTCAAGTATGCGATAATATCTCTGTTATCCTCTGCAACCTCGGGGTCACGCAGATTTGTGTTCTGATAAGCGAGAACAAAGGGGTGGTCTTCGCCTAACTCACGGCAAGCGTCCTCAAAGGTCTTCACACGTTCTGTAATCGGGCGATTTGCGGCTGTCTGTGCCTCTGTTTCTTTCAATTCGGGTAAGAGAGCGAGAAGAACTTTTTTGACGCTCTCATCGGCTGTTTTCAAAGCAGCCTTTGCGTTTTCAATCTTGATTTCCATAAATGCTGTTATTTTTTAGTTGGTGTCTTTGATGTCTTCTTTGAGTTCTCGGCAGCGGGCTGTTTTATTTCGCCCGTCTCAGGGTCAACACCCTCAGGGGCTTTTGCGCCCGTTGCCTGAGCGATAGCGGCAGCGGCTCTGTCTTGTGCGTTGTTTGTCTTCTTCACTGCGTCAGCCTGTTTCTTGGCTTCAATGGCGGGCTTCACGAAACACTCTTCAACGGTTGTCGTTCCCTCCTTGATTGCGTTGGCTGTCGCTCTGAGTTCGAAGATTTTCTGTTTGTCAATCTCCTGAACGCTCTTCACGCCGAGGTAGAAGAAAAGCTGCTCCTCCTTAACGCCCAATTTGGCGAAATACTGAATGACGTTCTGACGGCTTGTTTCAAGGTCAATAGACTGACCGAGCGCAACCTTTTTCACGTTATTGATGATGCGCTTTGTGACAGCCTTTGGGATAACCGTCAGTACGGCGTTTCTCAGGGCGATAGAAGCGGCGGCGTTGCCCGTCACAACTTGCATATCCTGACTGAACGTGTAGCCTTTCTTTGTGACGATACTTCTCTTGACCTCTTTGCAGACCGCAACGTTGGTTTCAAGGTCGTGACAAACAGCCTGAGCCGTTATCATACGCCCGTCATTGCCGATGATGCGGGTCGCGACCCTGAGGTTCGTCCATGCGTTGGCGATAATCTCAGCCATGCGAACTGAAAGACCCTCAATGACGCTGTCGTTGCCGTCCTTGTCTTTGCGTCTCAGAACGTAGAAACAGTCTTCGGCGGTCTCTTGATCCATAGTCGCGAGCGTCTCAATGGTGTTCAAAACTCTGTTGATGTCACGGGGGTAGGCGTGTGCCGTGGCAACCTGTGCGTCAATGTCAGCTCGGTTGAGAGCTTGGAGCATATCAGCCTGTTTTACTTCGATGATTTCTTCCATTTTATTTGTTATTTTATGCCCTCTTTATGCTTCGGGCGTTGCTTTATTTCTTCGGGCTTAAAAAATATCTTGCGTATCTGACCGTGAGACCCGTCACACGGCTGACGCTTTTCTCCATTGTCTTCTTGATGTTCAGACCCTCTTTTTTGAGGTCACTTATACGAGAGGCGAGGCGATAACAGCCAAAGTCCCTCAGGGCTTCAAGGGGTGTTATAGAACCGCCTGAAAGAAGACGTTCACGAATAAGCCTCAGGTGGCTGTTTATTCTCTCTCCCATAGACTTTATCTTTTGTGGGTTGAACAATATGTTGCTGCCTTGCAGTTTATCTCTTTCTCGGTCTGAACTCTGTTGTCGCACATCCATGCTTCAAGGTCAGACTTTTTGAAATAAAGTTTGCGGTTCTTCTTGAAGTGCGGTATCTGCCGCCCTGATGTCAGGCGATAGAGGTGCGCCGTGCTGAACCCCGTGAACAGGGCAGCTTCGTTCAGGTCAAGAACCGTCTTTGCGCTTATCAGAGCCAACTCGCCGATACGGTCGAGCTTCTCGTTCATTTCTTCAAGTGTTACGCTCATAAGTCAATCGTCCCATTCGGGTTCATAAAGTTCATAATCCTCAACCTCGCCCGTTCCGTCACTTCTGTTTCTCTGTTCTCTTCAAGGTCGTAGCGATACCATACATAGCCCTGACCTTGACAGGCGGCACACTCAATCATTCGTGGCTCGGGAGAACAGACGGGGCAGTTGGGGTGTCCGTGACATACTTCACACATACGCTATTCCTCCTCGTCAATCAGTTTTGAGAGGTCAGGCAAGAACCCCTTTTCATTCAACCTTGCGAAACAGAAGCCTGTCACAAGTGTGCTTGCCAACGCCCCCGCTTTCATAAAGAAAAACTGAATGAGGGTCAAAGGGTTCTTCGGGTCTTCCTCGCCGATGAGAACGATGAAAGAGAAAGTGAACCATGTGGCGAGGGCGATTAACAACGCCCATTTGAAAACTTTAGATTTCTTCATCTTCTTTATGCTTTAATGCTGTTAAACCGAGCTTGATTACCTCCTGATACTTTGTCAGAAGCCTAATCAGGCGTTTGTTCTCACTCCTGTACATTCTGTTAGCGTCTTCAAGAGCCTTGATGTACTTTGCGTCTGAACGCCCCTCACGCTTGACTGAGGTCTCAACGTCCATTTTGGCGAGTTCAGGGAAAAAGTCTTTGTCGGTTGTTGAGAGCGTCACAGACTTCTCATGCCGCTTCTCGGTCTCTACTTGACCGTTCTCACGCTGCGCTCGGCGTTCCCAATATGCCTCCACGTACTTCTTGTTGTACTGATACTTCGCCTTGTTTGCTTCTTTGCTTGCCATACGCTTACACCTCCTCCGTTTTCAGGCTTTCTTCAACACGTTTCAGGATAACGTAAATCGTCCCCATGCTGTGAACGTTGTACTTGCCCATGAGGTGCTGAATGACCATCATTTTGCTCTGACCCTTGACCGCCATCAGGCTGTTGTAGTCATCGTAAATTGCCCTGTCACGTGCTTCACGCTCTTTTTGGCAATCCGTTTTGAAAATCATTTCTGCCATAATTCTTGTTAAAATTTCGATTTTACTTATCAGTTTATTTCCGATTTAAATTCTTATTTCGTATCTTTGTGCGGTTATTTAACCGTAACTGTGTGCAAATATAAACTAAGTTTCGCTTTTAGAAGAATTTTCCGAAAGAAAATTGCGATTTTTAACTTTAATTAAGCGTATGACGGAGATACAGAGAATAAGAAAAGCCATTAATTGGCTGCTCTACAAAGGCGTAGCAGAGAACGACCGAGAACTCTCTGAGATAATGGGTTACACAAAGTCTTCATTCTCTCAGATTGTGAACGGGCGTGTGCCTTTATCAGACAAGTTTGCAAAGAAACTCTGCCGACTTGATGAAAATATAAACGAAGTTTGGATTTTGACAGGCGAGGGAGAAATGTTCAAGAATGAGCCTGAAACTAACCTGAACAGTGAAAACGGCGTGACAATTCAGAAAGACGTGTGGGCTGTTCTTCAACAACAGGCACAGAGCCTTGCATCAAAGGATAGGCAAATTGATGAACTGATGAACCTTTTGAAAGAGCAGATCGCCGAGAATAAAAAAGCGGTTGCCCGTCAGGAAGACAATGCCGCCTCTGCCGCTGCCGTGTAGTCAAGTTCTGTGGGGTTGAACAGAAAATGCCAAAATATTAAAGAGGTCAAAAGATATGAACGAAAGATTAGAAGAAATAATCAGATATAAGACAGGGGGAAAGAAAATACCGTTTGCCGAGCTTATGGGGTGGTCGCCACAATATCTGTCAAAGATGTTGAGAGGCGAGAATTTCGGTGTGCAGCCAATTCTGACAGTTCTTGAAAAGCTGCCTGAGATAAACGCCCGTTGGTTTCTCTTCGGCACGGGAGAAATGCTTGAAATCGGCAAGCTGTTCTCTCTTCAACGTGAGACGATGAACCACATTCAGGCTCTCTTAGACCTTGACAAGTATATACCATATATGTCAGGAGAAGAGGTCAGAGAGTTTGAAAACGCCGTCAAAGAGGGAAGAAAGCCCGTGTTCACGCCTGACGCTGAGAGCCGTTGGCAAGAACGCCTGACAGAGCGTGAGAAAGAAATAAATGAAAGGTTCAGAGCCGCTAACTTAATATCAGAAGAACAATGCAGACAGAAGACAGCCAAAAGGTAATAAAGCGTTTCTTTGAGGCTCTGCGCTATCTCAAAGACGAAAAGATAATCAGGGGAAAACAGACGTTCACACGGGCGCATGAAATAAACCGTTGGAACATGAACACGTTAGAGAAAGACCCCTCACGGGACATCTTTCAGGCGGCGTGGCTCACATACCTTGTCAATGACTACGGCGTTTCAGCCACATGGCTCTTGACAGGGCGAGGAGATATACTTTTATATAAGAAAGACAAAAGCGGCACAGAGGGAAAGAAATAACCCTTTGCGCCGCTCTATGTCATTTATCCCCGTCAGGCTTTTCAGTCAGGGGAGGGAGTATTGTCGGTATGTTTGAAACAGCCGCCTGTTTGTTCTTGTCAAGAACCTTGGCGTATATCTGAGTTGTGTTCAGTTCACGATGTCCCAACAATTTTGAGACCGTGTAAATGTCCGTTCCGAGGTCAAGCATCATGACCGCAAACGTATGACGGGCACAATGGAATATACAAGGCGAAGCAAGCAATAATGAACAGGTAAAGATTAAACGTAAGTCGTTTGAAATGAGCTGTATTTCTGTATTCTGCAAAATGTGGAAAATGCAAACGACAACGGAATATTGAGGTTGTTCAGTTACCAAACCGTTAGCCGGGTAGTTACCGAAACGGGAATAGGTAACACAAAGCGATGAAAAGAAAACCTCACCGTTTTGTTTGCGCTCATACACAGTGTTTTGCGTATCAAAGAGCGCTTATATGGCAAGTAACTTTGCACTAAAAAAATATAAGCGTATGAAAGTAGAAAAATTCAAGGTGTTGCTTTACCTCAAAAAGAGCGGACCGGACAAGTCAGGTAAAGCTCCCATTATGGGACGCATCACGGTAAACAGGACAATGGCGCAGTTCGGTTGCAAGCTGTCCTGCACACCGGAACTGTGGAATCCCCGTGAAAGCCGTCTGAACGGCAAGAGCAAGGAAGCGGTGGAAACAAATGCCAAGATTGAGAAGTTGCTGTTGGCGGTGAACAACGCCTTCGATAACCTTGTAAGCCGTAAAGTGGATTTTGATGCCACCGATGTGAAGAATCATTTTCAAGGAAGCATGGAAACACAGATGACCCTCATGAAAATGACAGATGCAGTCTGTGACGACATCAAGGCACGTATCGGCATAGACCGTGCGAAAGGGACTTATCCCGGCTATCACTATATGCGTCTGACGCTCGGGGAGTTCATCGAGAGCAAGTACAAGGTCAAGGATTTGGCTTTCGGACAACTGACGGAACAATTCATCCACGACTATCAGTCTTTTGCCACGGAAGAGAAAGGCTATGCGATTGATACCGTCCGCCATCATCTTGCCATCCTGAAGAAGATATGCCGTCTGGCATATAAGGAGGGATATGCCGACAGAATCCACTTCCAGCATTTTACCTTACCAAAGAAGACGGAAACGACACCACGGGCATTGAGTCGTGAATCGTTTGAGAAAATCCGTGATGTGGAAATACCCGCTTACCGCAAATCCCATATACTGGCAAGGGATATGTTTCTCTTCGGGTGCTACACCGGGGTCTGTTATGCGGATGTTGTCTCGATTACCCACGAGAACCTATATACTGATGAGGGCGGTGCTTTGTGGTTGAAGTATCGAAGAAAGAAAAACGAACTTCGTGCCAGTGTGAAACTGTTACCGGAAGCGATTGCGCTGATTGAAAAATATCATAGTGAGGATAGGGACACCCTGTTCCCTTTGTTGTATTGGTCAAATCTCAGACGACACATGAAAGCGTTGGCGGCACTGGCAGGCATCAAGGATGATTTGTGCTACCATCAGGCGAGGCACAGCTTCGCCTCGCTGATTACGCTTGAAGCTGGTGTGCCGATAGAAACCATCAGCAGGATGCTGGGACATTCCGATATTTCCACAACACAGGTCTATGCCCGTGTCAGTCCTAAAAAACTTTTCGAGGACATGGACAAGTTCATAGAAGCCACCAAAGATTTTCAATTAGTTCTTTAATCCTTTAATACAGAAAACGATATGCGAAGCACATTTTCACTTTTGCCCTACATTAACCGCAGCAAAGTAAAGGCTGACGGTACGACCGCCATACTCTGCCGTATAACCATTGACGGCAAACAGACTGCCATCAGTACGGGAATTTATTGCCGACCGGAAGAATGGAACAGCAAGAAAAACGAGATTAAATCCGTAAGGGAAAATAACCGTTTACGAGAATATTTACGACTGACAGAGGAAGCCTACAATGAGATACTGAAATCACAAAGTGTGGTCAGTGCCGAAATTTTGAAGAACCACATATCCTTGAACAACATCCATCCGACCACTCTTCTACAGATGGGTGAATGGGAACGTGAGCGGTTGAAGAAGCATTCCGAAGAAATAGACTCGACTTCTTCCTATCGAAGTTCAATGTATTATCAGAAGTACCTGACGGATTTTCTTACATCCATCGGTAAAAAGGACATTCCCCTTGAAGAAGTGACGGAGGATTTCGGCAAGTCCTACAAAGCCCACTTGAAGAAATGCAAGAACTTCGGGGTTTCCCAGACCAACCATTGCCTGCGTTGGCTGAACCGCCTGTTGTATCTTGCCGTAGACAAGGAGATTCTCCGTGTAAATCCCTGTGAGGACCTGGAGTATGAGACAAAGCCGGAAGCAAGGCACAGGTACATCAGCCGTGAGGAGTTCAAGAAGATACTTTCCACACCGATGTATGACAAGCGTATGGAACTGGCAAGACGGGCTTTCATATTTTCCACCCTGACGGGACTGGCGTATGTGGACATCAAACTTTTTCATCCCCACCATATCGGAACAAACGCTGATGGCAGACGGTACATCCGCATCAACCGCAAAAAGACAAAGGTAGAGGCATTCATACCCTTACATCCCATAGCGGAGCGGATATTGTCGCTGTATAACACGACCGATGACGAGAAGCCCGTGTTTCCTCTTCCCAACCGTGATGCCCTATGGTTTGAGGTTCACGAATTGGGAATAACCATAGGGAAAGAGGAAAACTTGACCTATCACCAAAGTCGGCACAGCTTCGGCACTTTTTTGATTTCGGCAGATATACCCATTGAAAGTATCGCCAAGATGATGGGACACTCCAATATTAGAACGACACAGGGATATGCACGGATAACCGATGATAAAATTTCCAAAGATATGGACAAACTGATGGAACGAAGAAAGGAAATATCGGCTGGCGAAAAGAAGAAATAGCAAATAATCATCATAAAATAAAGGAATTATGAGCAGAGGCATAATAACAATCAGTGAAACGGGTGCAGTCACTATGCCGACCGCACCCGTATGGATGATGCAATTTGAGATTGCCGACCTGTTCGGGGTGTTCTCGTGCAATGTCCGCAAGACGATACGGGTAATCTATAAGAACAATGAACTGAATGAAGCCGATACGATGCGATATATCAGGCAACCGGATGGTATCAGTTATGACGTTTACAACCTTGAAATGGTTATAGCCATTGCATTCAGGATATGCAGTAAAGAAAGTGCTTTGTTCAGACGGTTTATAATAAATGAAATCAGCACCACCAAAAGAGAAACGCCTGTTACGTTGTTTGTTTCCTGTGGCAGGAGTAATAACCGATGGTATAGTTGAGGTCATCCCGTCAGCCACTTGTTTCCGTTGCCACACGTTTGAAAGGCTCCGACAACGAAAAATAAGCAACTGATGGGTAATTATAAGAGCAGAAAAGGAACGGCTTACGGATGAAGTGTCAATACTGCGCTTCGTCTGTAAGCCATTCCTTTTTTCTTTTTGTCGGAAGTCTATTGCCGCCGCAATACAGGGCATACGGCAAACTGCGCTCCTTCAAGAAAAATCAAGTTATCCTTTGTCGGTAGGCGGAGCGGTAGCCGTCATTCAGCATCTTTTCAATGTCGGATTCACGGTAGAGGATTTTACCGCCCAACTGGATATAGGCGATACGCCCTTCATTGCGGTAGTCCTGAAGTGTCCGGCGGCTCACCTTCAGCCGTGCCGACACCTCCTTGTCAGTGAAGAAACGCTCACCGCCCAATGTCGGGCGGTAGTTGGCGGTCAGGTGCTCTACATTATCAAGCAGTCGGTCAAGACTGCCCATAAAGTGGATTATCCACTTGTTGTCTTTATTAATCAGTTCGTTCATATTACTTTGGATTTAGTGGAATTATTGTTGTCACTCTATTTAGTTATCAGATAGTCCTGCCTTTGAACTTCGCTTCCTTTCTTCTATCCTCCACAACGGAGACAATGAGCTCCACGTCTTCGGGACGGTAATACGTCTTGTGGTTTATCTGTGAATAAGCCAGCGTGCCGTTATCCCGAAGCGTCTGTAACGTGCGAGGGCTGATGTTGAGCATACGGCACACGTCCTGATTATCCATCCATTCGCTCATTTTCTTTTCCCCGTGCCGATGGCAGATGGCATCCATACGGCTGACGAAACGGTCGAACTTGGCGACCATTGCCTCAAAGGTCTTTCTTTCGATTGATACGATTTCCATATTGCCTTTCTTTTAATTGTTACTGTTTCTTTTGCCACAAAGAAATACATTATCCGCTGTCATGCAATGGATTTTCAAAAAGTGGCAGCGTGTTGCGCCGATATGGTAGACATTGTCCGGGGTACTGCTTTCCGTTTATCTGTGGGCAAGTCGGTGGAATACGATTTCCGTTCAGCCTTTAATTCCCTTTTTTTATAAAGAAGCCACAGCCAAAATAAGAGCTTAATTTAAAATTGTCCCCAATCGTACCTTTGTACTTTCAGCTATTCATATCCGGCAAATCGGTAAAGTCCGCACCGATTTGTCAATCTCCATAAAGCAAAACCGTACAAAAATGCCTAAGAAAATCCAAGTACTTGACTGACTGCATTAAAGCACCTTACTTCGCTCCCGATAATCGGTCAAGGTATAGACCAAGACCACATTCAACAACTTAATCAATTTGTTTTTACAATGAAAAAAGAACCAAACATTACAGAGCATCAAGCTCGTGAAATCGTGGAAAAAATGGGGCGCAGGGAACCCTACACCTCCAAGTCGATAGACGACTTCTACAGGAGTATCGGTCTGGAACCGGAGGAGCCGGAACAGCCCGGCAAGACCGTCACGGAAGAAGCAGAAATACCTATGACAGATGAACCTTCAGGAGTGGCGACCGAGGAAGCGGCAATGCCGCAGAAGCGCATCAGCAGCAAACAGCGCAGGCTGTCTTTGGAGGAGTACCGCACCACCTATCTGCAAGTTCCCAAGATTATTAACCGCAAGCCTGTGTTCGTCAGTGAGACGGTGCGTGACGAGCTGGACAGGGTTGTCCGCTACCTCGGAGGAAAGGGCATGAGCGCATCCGGACTGATTGAAAACCTTGTCCGCCTGCACCTCGATGCCTACCGGAATGACATCGAGCAGTGGCGCAAACTCTGACGGGATTACGGTGGAATCGGTTGAGCCGTTGGATGCACTCCATCGGTTCGACCGATACACAAAGTGAGTTATTACATTCGGAAATCAATCCGACAGGCGGAGGATTTTTGTGTCCTCAAAGACACAGCAAGATATATTTTCAGTTACCCGAATAATTCTAAGTAACTGAAAATGCCTTCACCGCCGTGGGCAGAATTATCCTCCGCAGTCGGATAATTTCGGGGTTCATTAATCAAAGATTAAGCAATGGACAAGCCATAAAATTAAAAGAATAAGAAGCATGATGAAGAGCAAGTACGGGAGAAATCCCAAGTTGAACCCGAAGACACACTGTGTGATGGTGCGCTTCGATGATGTAGAATGGAACAGGTTTCTGACGATGTATGAGGAATCGAACGTGTACGCGAAGGCAGTCTTTCTCAAGGCGCACTTCTTCGGTCAGAAGTTCAAGGTGCTGAAAGTGGACAAGACGATGCTGGACTACTATACCAAACTGTCGGACTTCCACGCCCAGTTCCGCTACATAGGCACGAACTACAATCAGGTTGTCAAGGAGCTACGCATCCACTTCTCGGAGAAGAAGGCGATGGCGTTGCTCTACAAGCTGGAGAAGTGTACCATTGACCTTGTGAAACTGAGCCGTGAGATTGTAGAGCTTTCAAGGGAGATGGAGAAATGTTACCAATCCAAATCCGACTGACATGGCATCGGTCAAGGTCAAGTTTCGCCCATCCACCATAGGCGGCAAGGAGGGCACAATCTACTATCAGGTGATTCATAACCGTGTGGTCAGGCAGATATATACCGACTATAAACTTTTCGCTTCGGAATGGCAGTCCCATTCCGAAGCGGTCATACTGTATCGTGTTCCGAATAAGCAAGAGCGGAACAACCATTTGCTTTCGATAAGCTCACGCATCAGATGGGATAAGGACAGGTTAAACAAGATTATACAGACCTTATCCCAATCCGGCACATTTGTGACGGATGATGTAGTCGTGCGCTTTCAGGACAACAGGCAGGAGCCATCGTTTAACAACTATATCCGCCAGCAGATTGCCAGATTGAAACGCTTGGGGAAGGTACGCACCTCGGAAACCTATACGGCAGCACTCCGAAGTTTCAGCGGTTTTATGGATGACAAAGAGGTCTTGTTTGACCAGATTAACGCTGACCTGATAGCGGAATATGAGGCTTATCTAAAAGGCAGAGGCAACTCGCCCAATACCATCTCGTTCTATATGCGTATCCTGAAAGCGGTTTATAACCGTGCCACTGAAGACGGATTGACCGAACAACGGCATCCGTTCAAGTCTGTCTATACGGGAGTGGAGAAAACTTTGAAGCGAGCCATATCGCTTGGCGACCTTAAATGCATCAAAGGGCTGGATTTGTCGTTGAAGCCAAACCTTGACTTTGCCCGTGATATGTTCCTATTCTGTTTCTACACAAGGGGTATGTCGTTCATTGATATGGCTTATCTGAGGAAGAAGGACTTGCAGAACGGCATTCTTTCCTACCGCAGACGCAAAACCGGGCAGCAGTTGTTCATCAAATGGGAAAGATGTATGCAGGAGATTGTTGACAAATATCCCGTAAACGAAACCGAATACCTTTTGCCAATCATCACAAAAAGAGGTGAAGATTATCGAAAACAATACGCCAACGAGCTTCATCGGGTGAACCATTTGCTGAAAAAAATCGGAAAACAGCTGGACTTGCCGATACCTTTGACGATGTATGTCGGGCGGCATTCGTGGGCAAGTATTGCGAAAAGCCGCAATGTGCCTATCTCTGTCATTAGCGAGGGAATGGGGCATGATTCGGAGAACACCACGCAAATCTATCTTGCTTCGCTGGATACCTCAGTAGTGGATAAAGCCAATAAAAAAATACTGGATTTGCTGTGAAGCCGTGAATGTTTTGCGAATCTGCCCAACGCTTGCCAAGAGACGGATATTATAATGCAAAATTACGCAAAATAATGATTCTTAAGTCATAAAACGCTGAAAATCTTACTTGTTGTCACGCTTTTTGTTTTGCGAGAAATACCAGATGTTTTGCGAAATCAGCTATAAAAAAGGAAAACACAACTCTATATCAACGATATAGGGTAACTCGTCCGTCTCTTGGCAAGAGATGGTAGTATAAATGGATATTTTAGACAATGATTAAACTTATAAAACATAACCCATATCGTACTTTAGGGGTGTTATCAAACACCCCTTTAAGGGAACGCATCGCCAACCAAAACAAGCTCAATGCTTTTGCTAAGATTGGTAAGTCGGTTATATTCCCTTATGATTTCGATGGAATTATAGAGGAAGTACCTCTAAGAACTCCAGAAAACATCGCAGCAGCTATCACAGCAATTAACCTTGACAGCTATCAACTGAAACACTCCTTGTTTTGGTTTATAAATGCGTCTCCAATAGATGGAGTAGCATTGAAATACTTACAGTCTAAAGATATTATCAAGGCTAAAGAGTTATTCCAAAAGAGAGAGTCATTCTCGTCTTTAATCAATCTCGGAGTACTTGCGTTTATTGAGGGTAATTTTGCAGAAGGTTATGCAAATATTTCAAAGGTGATTCATAACGAATCTTATAGAGTCGATTTGCTTGAAACACTTGGCCTGCAAAATATTACCTTGTCAGAAAATGAGATAGCGGAAATGTTCATTGCCGACTTACTCACGGAGATACCGGCTACAAAATTATTATCAGCTGTAAACAATTCTTCGGACAAAGCGATTATCAGCGAAAAAGCAGTTAATGAACCTATCGCAGAGATTAATGCTGCAATATCTGCCGCCAAGTCAATAAATTCCAAAGATGCCAATGCAAATCTCACCGCAGGAATGGTGTTGATGAATTCAACAAAAACAGCACTCAAACAAGTGAGAGATATTGTTGGTGTAACTAGTACGAAATATCAGATGGTAGCAGATAATCTTGCCAAACAAATACTCCAGTGTGGTATCAACTACTACAATAATGCCTCTGATGATGATGTAGAAAGCCCTCGAAAAGCAATGCCCCTTCAAGCATATGCCTTACAAATTGCAATAGGACAGCTCACCAAGGATAGATGTCAAGAGAACTATGATATTTTGAAAAAGGCAGTTGATGATATGCCTCCAGCAGAAGTTGCCATAGAAACCCGTAAAGTCAAAGAGGAACTTCGCCGTTTTTGCCAGCAACCTGATAAAATTTCACATTCAATAACGCTGCTTAATAACACCAAACCACTGCTTCAGACAATAAAGGCTAAAATTGGTACGGCCAATACGTTCTATATGTCGCTTTCTACTCAGGTTGTAGGAAATGCTTTATACAATCTCATCGAAGAGGTAAACACGGCACAAAATTATTTTAGCGCTGTAGTAAAGGTTATAAAAGAAAGTGGAATAGACCCAAAACTATTAAATTATTTAGATGATGAGCATTCACCAACGAAAATTATAGATAGTAAGGTAAAACCAGTTCTACGTGAAGCATGGAAAGCAACTACAATTATGGATGGATTTGACATGGAGACTGATTTCCGCACAAAGCGATATATTCCCAATAGAAGTTCACTCAAAGAAATGTGCGAAACTCTTCATATCTCCACGTCTTCTTCGAGTTACCAGTCTTCCTCTCGTGCATCCACAACCACCACGAGGACAACAACGCCGCCACGTACTACGCCCCCATCTTCTTCAACGTCATCATCTGATGATGAACTACCAGTAGGGTGCTGGGTGGTTATTATAATAGCAATCATAATATTTTTAGCAAACGTTTTAGGATGACAAAAATTACTACATTATTATTTGCGCTCACAATTCAAGTTGCCGTAAGTGCAAATGCTAACGATTCGCTTCGTCATTGCTATCAGCAATTGGACATTGCGAATTCAGGTATTCAAACTCTCAAAACGGAGAATCGTGAGCTTAAAGCTAAAATCAGGACTTTGAATAAAACAATTGATACTCAAAAGACTGAAACAGACTCTCTCAAAGGTGAACTGACCGCAGCAAAAAATGACATCACAGCTCTTGCTGATAGTCTTAATGTCAACATCTCAAACACTCGTTCTGAACTTCAAGCAAGTTCAAACACTCTCAATCAAACGATTCGCGAAAAATCACAAACTGGTCTATGGATTATCATTGTGATTGCACTGATTTTCATTATACTGGCATTCATATTTGGAAAAGCAATAGCGAAACGTAAAAACGAGGTGGAAAATCTATCTGCCAAGGCCGACAAACTCAACGAGGAAATAGTCTACAGACTGTCTACTGAAATGAATGACATACAAGTTATTTCTAAACAAATTGGGGCACTTGTATCTGCACCGGGAGTTAATACCGAAAGTGAACAGAAGTTGATTACCACTCTTGCTGACCGTATCACTTTTATGGAGATGACACTATACAAAATGGATAACTCTGTAAGAGGTCATAAACAGCTTTCCAAGTCAATCAAGCAAATGAAAGACAATCTGCTTGTCAATGGATATGAGCTTGTAGATATGCTTGGTAAAGACTATCATGAGGGTATGAAGGTTACAGCAAATTTTGTTGAAGATGAGGAACTACCAGAAGGCAAGCAAATAATCACGGGCATCATCAAGCCTCAAATCAATTACAAAGGCAAGATGATTCAATCAGCTCAAATCACAGTAAGTCAAAACATTTAAAAATATATTCAACATGGCTCAAGCTAAAATGAAATTCGGGATTGACCTTGGTACAACCAATTCCGCAATTTGTAAAATGGAGAGTGGCGAGCCTGTCATTAAAAAGACAGACACGTTGAAAGACACTTTGCCATCGTGCGTATCTTTTACCAAAAAGAAAATTGCAAAAGTAGGAGATAGTGCCTATAACGACCTCCGCCAAGACAAATCACGTGCCACGAAAAAATGGTCTAATGACCGCGAAAACGTATTCATTGAGTTTAAACGAAATATGGGTACGGACAAATCGTATGAGAGTTCTAATATGGGAGAAACTTTTTCTCCGGAGCAACTTTCTGCCGAAGTTTTGAAGGCTCTCAAATCGTTTATCGGTGATGAAAATATTACATCCGCTGTTATCACAATCCCTGCCAAATTTAAAGCAGACCAAATCGCAGCTACTAAACGTGCTGCTCAAAAGGCTGGTATTGAACATTGCGAACTTCTCCAAGAGCCGATTGCCGCATCTATGGCGTATGGTCTGAGCGCATCCAACAAAAATGGTCAATGGCTTGTGTTCGATTTTGGAGGCGGCACATTTGATGTTGCACTTATCAAGGTAGAGGATGGCATCATGCAAGTTAAGGACACCGAAGGAGACAATTACCTCGGCGGCAAAAACCTTGACTATGCAATCGTTGATAGCATTATCATTCCTTACCTAAAAGAGAATTACTCTATCACAAACATTATGGAGAATGAAACCACAAGAAACATTCTTCGTGATGCCATGAAGTTCTATGCTGAACAAGCGAAAAATCAACTGTCATTCAAACCACAAGCTGACATAACCTCTCAACTTGATGAGTTTGGCGAAGATGATGAGGGGGAGGAAATAGAACTCGACATGGTTATCACTCAAGAGCAGCTTGCATCTGTACTCACACTCGTGTTTCAAAAGGCAATCGACATTACCAAGCAGCTTCTTAAACGTAATGGTTTGTCCGGAAGCGACCTTGACAAACTGATTCTTGTAGGTGGACCAACTTATTCTCCAGTTCTTCGTGAGATGCTACGCAAACAAGTCACGCCCGATGTTGATACCGACATTGACCCCATGACAGCTGTTGCAAAAGGGGCGGCACTGTTTGCTTCCGGTATAGATAGTGATGTCAAAGAAGAGTTAGCCATCGGTACTGTTGCACTCACACTTTCTTATGAAGCAAATTCGGTTCAACCAATCGAATTTGTAACCGTACAACTATCAAAAGAGGAATGTTCCGGTTATATTCCATCCAAACTGTTTGTAGAACTTGTACGTAGCGACAACGGTTGGTCAAGCGGAAAAGTCGAAATCAATGAGATAGGTGATGTCATAGAGTGTCAACTCATGGAAGGCAAAAATAATGCGTTTGCTGTCAACGCTTATGACGAAAAAGGGACAACTATCCCTTGCTTTCCTAAAGAGATAAATATCATGCAGGGTATTGTTGTCGGCAATGCTGTTTTGCCTTACAATATCTCAATTGAGGCTCACGATAGTGGTCTCGAAAAGAATGTGGTAAAGTCGGTAAAAGGTCTTGAAAAGAACCAGCAGCTTCCAGCTGTCGGTACACTCAATGGACTTAAGACTCGTAATCAATTGCGTCCCGGCATGACTGAGGACACTTTGGTGATACCCATCTATCAAAGTGAACACAACGCAGACGGCACATCTGCGATTCATAACGACCATGTCTTTGATGTAGTCATAACAGGCGATGAGATTGGACAAATAATCCCTGTTGGAAGTGATGTTGACATCACTATCAAGGTGAATCGTTCGCAAATGTTGAAACTAGAAGCATTCTTTTCCTTCAGTGGAGATACCGTGGAAAAAGATGTAAAAATCGAAGCTCGCTCGGTTATTACATCTCATGAACTGGAAAGGCTCAAAGACTCTGCGAACTTAAAACTCCATGCCCTTAAATCTTCTTCTGCAATTAAGGATTCTGAGACAGCAGAAGCAGAAAAACTCATCAATGAGGTTAACGACCGTTTCGACGGTGAAAAAAGCTCCGAAGATGGTAGGATGCATCTTCAGGCTGACATTCGCCGTGCTTTCCTGAAAATGGAAGAAGTCGAGCAAGGGCATGAATGGGATTCCATTGAAGCTGAAATCAGGGAAGAATTCGACCGCCTTGAAAAAGGGAATAATGAGCTTGGCAACAAATATGACCAACAGGTAGCCGCTGTTCGTTCACAGGTCGATTCCGTTATCCGTTCAAAGGATGTTCGTCAAGGACGAATAGTTCTTGATGATATTAACAGCTTGTTTGTTGCAGTGACACTCATCTATCAGTTAATGGGTTTCATTGACTTCCACCTTCGTAACTTTAATACCATACAATGGAAAGATGCGACCAGAGCACGTCAACTTCTGCAACAAGGTAAGGAAATTGCTAATACCAATCCGTCCGAAAGTTCACTTCATCCCATCGTACGTTCGGTCATAGATTTGATGATTGAACCACCAACAAGTGGTCCCGGCGTTAGCTTCTAAAGTGTATGGAAAAGATATGGAAAACGGAGCAACTTGAGAAAATAGCTGCTAATACATCAATATTTAAGCACATTCCCGCAGAAATCGGGAATGTGCTATACTGCGATACCAATCAGCCTGAAACCGTAAAGTTAAGTGACAAGGAATCTAAAAAAAGAAAGGTTATTGCTATTTCAATTTGTAGCATAATTTTATTATTGTATTGGTCTTTTTTTTATGAGCACTATATATGGGGAGCTATAATTACAGTGATAGCTCTGTTGGTTACTATTGGAGTTTGTGATACCACTTTTTCGGGTACAGATTACTTTGTAGGTAATAAAGGATTTGCTACCGTATCGTTTGTAGATTCAAGAGACAACATTACATCTTCCAATGTTTATCTTTTCAAGGACATGGAGTATCTCTTTACTGGCGAAACCATCGTAAAAACGAATTATACCTATAGTAATACTCAATATTACTTTTCAATATTCGGTAAAGAAGATAAGGAGACCCATCAATTCAACAGAATATTTTTTGCCGAGGGTTCTTATGATGATAAACATCCAAAAGACCCAATGAATCCTAATGGTGCAAATGAAGAATACAGTATGATGAAAATGGTAGAAAAGGTATGGACAACCCACTTCGTACTTGAACATTCCCAAGATGGGAAGGTCAAATTCGGTATTCTCAATGAAGAAACTTTATACTCTGATGCGTTATCTATTTCTCGTAATGAAGTAGATGTGTATGGGACAATATATAATCCTTCAAATACCAAAAATATCTATACATCTAATGGAAACTTGGTCATTGAACACATTAATCATTCGAAGAAATTTTTCGGCTTTATTGAAAAAGGAAATATTAGCAGTATTCCGTTGTCCTCATTAGGGAATCGTCAGGCATTTTTGATTTTTTTTGACAGGCTTTATAGAGGATAGTATGTTTACACTTGCGAAGAGACAACAATTAGGTAACTACATAATCACCTTTCAAGTCAAAGAAGGTGATTATGCAGAAACCTATCGCGTGAAAGACGCTGATGGGAAAAATCGCTTTCTCAAACTCATCAACTGCGCCAAACTACATCGTACTCAATTTGATGCAAACGGTAATATATTGGAGGTGCAGATTGCAAAGACACTTAATCATCCTAATGTCGTCAAATACCACGATAACGGTGAGGTCGTTTTAGATGGTCGCAAATTTGCTTATATCGTATTCGATTATATCAGTGGTGAAACGGCTTCACAGTACATTGCTCGTGAAGGGAGTCTTAGTGTATATGATGCAAAGACTATCGTATTAGGCATCCTTAATGGCATTAAATTCCTTCATACGCAACAAGAGCCGATTATGCACAACGATTTGACTATCCAAAACATCATGCTGGATATGTCGAAAGGTACTAACGTACCTCGCATTATTGACTTCGGCTATGCTCGTTACCTATCACAAGGTTCTTCTTCCTTTAATAAAAACGGGTTATCTCCTTTTTATTTGGCACCCGAAGCATTGAATGGTGTGTTTTCGGTAAAGTCAGACATCTTCTCAAGCGGTGCGATACTTTATAATCTTATATTTGGTATACCACCATATTTTGTTGACTTGTCAGATTGCAAGAATGATGCTACTGCTCAACGCGAAAAGATTGATGCTCAAAGAGAATTGCCGCTTCATATTCCCGATAACGATAAATTTGAGCTTGATGAACAAATTATGAATATAATGCGGAAAGCCCTTGCATCTGACATTGAGGAGAGATTTGAATCGGCAGATGAGTTTATTCGGGCTTTGAATGGCGATATAAAAATCGCTCGTATTGACAATCAAAAGAAAGCCAAAAGTGGGAAGACTCCTACAAAGAAAGTTTCGTATTCAGTGCCAAAAGGGAAAGGCTTTTCCGCCATTGCTGGGATGGAAGAACTGAAAGAGCAAATGCGCGTAGAAGTGATAGACGCTCTTAATTCGCCAGAGGAGTATGCGAAATATGGCTTGACAATTCCTAATGGGATGCTTTTATACGGTCCTCCCGGATGTGGTAAAACCTTTTTTGCAAAGCATTTTGCTGAAGAAGTCGGTTTTAATTTCATGCTAATCAAGCCAAGTTCTCTCAAAAGCCGCTTCGTAAATGCGACTCAGGAGAATATTGCTCAGATGTTCAAAGATGCTGAAGAAAATGCACCTACCATCATTTTCATTGATGAAATGAATGAATTGGTACCTAACCGTGACAGCGATGTACACGAGATGGCGCGTAGTGCTGTCAATGAAATGCTTGCTCAAATGGATAGAACAGGAGAACGTGGTGTATTTATTATTGGGGCAACTAATTATCCAGATATGATCGACCCTGCGATACTTAGGGCTGGTCGTCTTGATAAAAAATATTATATTGGCACTCCTGATTTCAAGGCTCGTTCCTTAATGTTTGAACTTTACCTGAAATCAAGACCGTATGATTTCGGTTTAGATTATGAAAAGCTTGCCCAACTGACAGAAAATTATGTTTCTGCAGACTTGGAAATGATAGTCAATGACGCTTCACGAATAGCTCTGCGACAAAAATCAAGAATTACAATGGTTATTCTTGAAGATGTTATTAGTAAAACCAAACCGTCATTGACAAAATCCGAACTTGACAAATATTTAAGGATAAAAGCGGCAATGGCTGGTGAACAAATACAACAATCACGCCGAAGAATCGGTTTCTAAATAAAAATGCTACGAATATGAAAACAAATGAATTATATCTCAAAACATTGTTCTGTTGCTGTGCTTGTGATGGAGAAATCGCACAAGAAGAAGTGGATATGATTAAAGAATTAACCGAAAATAGTACTCTTTTTCAGGAGATTCAAGTAGAATACTCAATTAATGAGTATGTCAATCAGATTAATAGTCAAGGAAAAGCCTTTTTGAAAGATTACCTTAGTGAACTTTCAAATACAGTTCTTTCCGATGATGAACAAATCACACTAATTGACCTTGCCATAAAAATGATAGAAGCAGATAAGCAAGTCCTTTATTCAGAGGTTAAATTTTTCAAGAAAATCCGAAGCCGAATAACTGTAAGCGATGAACAGATTCTATTAAAATTATCTGGCATAGAAGATTATTTACAACCTGACATTTGCGCTGAAAATAAAGATTTCGAAGATGTTGGAGGATTTAAACAAATATCTTTCTAATAATATGGGTGAATGTAAACCATTGATTCAAGTTCAGACTTGCGCAACAAAAAGAGTTGATAGGGAAATTCATCATTCCGTGGTAGGGAGATGTAGAGGGCGGAACTGAAATCACGCAGATATTACAGCCCATACCTCTATTCTCGAAAATCAAGTAAAATAACTGGGGCAAGAAGAAACAGACTGTCATTGCAAAACTGAAAGCATTCTTCGATAGGTTCTTTGATATTTCGAGAGGAACATTCAATGTTGTGAACTGAATATTCCGTCTAATGCTGCATTGTTCAAAATCATAAACGGGTAAAAAATAGAAAGATACATGTGGAATTTTCTGTCTTTTTTGTAACTTTGCAAAAAAGACAAATTATGAATACCTCATTTTGGGAGTCAAATTTATTTCAAACGCTCGTGCTGATTGTTACCATTGGGGCAACAATCGGCATCGCATTATGGCAGTTTTATGCCCATAAGCGAAAGGAATTGAGAAACGCAGTGTCAATCTTGTTGCTTCAGATAAATGACATTGAGAAAAACATTGAGTATATATTATCTGAAGGGCTTATAAACGGCTGCATCCAAGAAGTACCGATTCATTACTCTACTATAATTTTTGAAGAAAATCAGTGGAATAAATACGCTCACAGTGTTGTCGGGCACATATCTCAGGAGGCATTTGAAAAAATTGATACCTTTTTTAAGGTTGCCCAAAGAATACGTGAACAACAGATTTATATCAAACAAAAAATACAATTGTCAACAGAAAATAAAGCCTATTATTACTATAGTGCTGTGTATAACCAGATAGTTATTACAGGTCAACCGCTACAAAACATTCAATCAATTGTCGACAGGTTCAATGAGTCGATAGTGCCATCGTATATTCAGAAAGAATTGGCTTTGGGATTGGAGAAGACCTTGAAGCAATATCATAAATTGTCAGATGGTATCGCTTATACGGAATTAGTCAAACTAAAGCAGTGATATATTGAAAATATTTGCTAACTTTGTAATTAGGAAAAGCGTTCTTTTGAATTACTGCAAAACGAGGTGAAATACAGAATTTTGCTGGTTTCTAAATCGTTACCTATTAAGCTGCGAAAAATTGCAAGTGCTTGAATTTTAACAAGAAAGAAAATTCGCCATGTCTTGCGCAATGAAAAGTTATCTCTTTCTTTATGCCCGCCCTGAGCACCCACCGCTTTATTGCCTCATTCGTGCAAGACGGGCTGTGAATGTCAGTGAAGACAGGGTCGTTTGGCTTGCCTCTCTCTCCCATGAGTTCAGCCGCCTGAGGTGTTATGTCGAGGTATTCCTGACCGCCCGTTTTCTTCTGACGGAAGATGATGCGGGTAAAGCCTGACTGTTCTTGAACCTCTTCCCATGTCATTTTCAAGATGTCTGACCGCCTGAGACCCGTCAGACACGAGAACAGAAAAGCCCGTTTGATTTTCGGGTATTCACATTCTGTCTCGGCGAGCTTCTTCACTTCATCTATTGTAAGGTACATGCGCGTGCCTTCCTCTGCCTTGAAATTCTCAACGCCACGCATTGGATTGTTCCTGATAATTCTTTCATCAAATGCCTGATTGAGACACGCCCGCAGCTTGTTGAAATAACTCAGTTTTGAGTTTCTTGAAAGTTTATGGTCTTTGATGCGGTCTCGGTAGTCATTGCCCCACGCACACGCCTCATTCTCTAAATACTCTTTGAAGCCCTGAACCCATTCTGTCGTTATTTCGGCAAACGTGATTTTTCGGTTCGGCTCATACTTTTCAAGATGTTTCAGACACGAACGCCAGTTTCCCCAATTCGATTTGTTGTCAGGGGCGTGAAAACGCTTCTCACATAACTTTTCATAATAGTCGAAGAACAGCGTTTCCTCGGCGTAATCACTCTTGAAGCCGAACTCCCCGTTTCTGAGTTCGACAACACGCTTCGCCCTGATAGCCTCGGCAAGCTGCAGCGTCTCTTTGTTCTTCTTCTTGTCTTCACGGGTCTTTTCAGGAACGAGGTAGAGGCGCAGATACTCATAAGACCTTTTGCCGTTCAGATAAATGTCAAGGTAGAGAGAGGTCAAGCCGTTGGGCGTTTTCCTCTGCCTGAGCCTGATTGGTTCTTTTGATTTCTCCATACTGCTGTCGTTTTGGTTTGTTGCTCACTGTTGTTGTTTTTGTTGCTCTGAGATTGAGAGCAACAAAGGAACAACAAAATAACGACAAAACGGGTGTAATTATTGCGAAATACCAAAACTTTTTTCATAAACCGCAAAACATTGATTTATAAAGCCTTGTTTCTCAATAGTTACACCCGTTTTATACTTGACTTGATTTGTTAAAATATAAACTTACTTTCCGAGCAAGAACCTCAACAAAGGCAAGACAGAGGTAGTCCGTGTTCCCCTATGCGGCAAGGCATTGAATATACTGGCTAAGTACGAGAAGTACAGCCCGAGAATGTTCCCTTTGTTGGATGAGCATTTCTACAACTTGGCTATCCAGTTTGTTCTTGAACTCTCTGGTGTCAACCGCATGGTGCCAGTTCTCAATCCGCTAACACTGCAAGAGGAAATGAAGCCTTTGTATGAGGTGGCTACAAGCCATGTCGCACGAAGAACCTTTATAGCGAACATCTACAAGCATGTCAAAGACCAAGCGTTGGTGGCTTCGCTCACAGGACATGCTCCTAACAGCCGAGCATTCGCCCGATACCGCACCATAGACGATGACATGAAACGTGAAATTATCAATCTTATAAAATGACAATTATGAACGTAACCGCTTTTATACGCAAGACATCAGCCAAAGACAAGGCTACCATATATTTCCGTGTCCGTGACGAGAATTGTGACATCAAGTGTGCGAGCGAACTGACCATCAATCCCAACCATTGGGATGCCAAGCGTCAGAGTTACAAACAGCGCATAGCTTTGGTAAAGGATAGCGAGAGGCAGCAGCTTAATGATGCCATTCTTGACTTGAAGAGACTCATATCAAAAGAATACTATATAGGGGCAACCGCAGAATGGCTGAAACGTGTGATATTCGTCTTCCATCATCCCAATGCCTACAAGTTGAAAGACAACCAATGCCAAGAGACAAGGTTGTCGGTGCTTGTGGAGCAATACATTCAGGCAAAAGGCTTTGAGAAAAGACAGGCATCCGTAATACGTGCCAATATCGGGAAGATAGAACGCTTCGAGCAATACCAGAAGACCGTGAAGAAACGCACCGACTATGTGATGGGCATTGACAATACTACAGCAGAGGATTTGGAAGACTTCTACCAGTTCTTGGTGCATGAGCATGAGTATGTCAAGTTATACCCATATCTGTATAGAAATGCGGCAAAGTCTGTGACGCAAGCCATGCGTTCAGACAACACGCTGCACTCCAACTTCGCACGCCTGCGGACAGTCTTCATGTGGTGCATCCATCGTGGTATCACCACCAACAATCCGTTTCTACAGTTTGAAATGCCGAAAGCCGTATATGGAACTCCTTGGTATATCAGCATAGAGGAACGTGACAGCCTTTATGAGCTTGACCTCTCGGATAATCTGCACTTGGCTACGTTCCGTGATATGTTCGTGTTCCAATGTTTCCTCGGTTGCCGTTTCGGTGACTTACTAAACCTCAAAAAGGAGAATGTCATTGACGGTGTGGTGGAGTATCTTCCGCAGAAGACCAAGAACCATGACGGAAGAACCGTCCGTGTACCTCTTACAGAGAAGGCTCTCGCCATCTATGACAGATACAAGGACAGACCGACACTTTCGTTGTTTCCACATTACAACGTGGCGGACTTCAACAAGGCTGTCCGTGCGGTCATGGAACTGGCACATCTTGACCGAAAAGTACCGATTCTCAACCCTCAGACCCGACAGAACGAGATGCGACCGATATACGAAGTTGCCACTTCCCATGCCGCCCGAAGAACTTTCATCGGAAATCTCTACAAGCAAGTGCAAGACCCGAATTTGATTTCCTCAATGTCTGGTCATGCCAATGGCAGCCGAGCTTTCGCCCGATACCGAACAATAGACGATGACATCAAGCGTGGGCTTGTTGACCTTATCGGTTGATGGTTCACGTATTCACACAAAAATCAAAAGAAAGGAATAATATGGATTTATACTCAATGATACAGAATGGAGCACACTTCAAGGTAGAAGTGACCTCCGAGGATCTGGTCACATTTGCCGATCGACTTATAACAAAGTCGCAGGAGATAAAGGCAATGGAACTGGCAAACAATCCCGATGAGGAGAAATGGCTGACCGCAGAGGAAGCAGCCAAGATGTGCCGTGTATGCGCCACCACTTTATGGTCTTGGGCGAAGTCTGGCTATCTTGTCCCTGCCAAGATGGGACGGCAGCGTCTGTTTGCCTTGTCGGACATTCAGAAGATACTCAATGACAGAGCCAAGAAGTAACATTTGTAACACCACAGCACCAGTCAAGACATTCTCTGAGAGCCTTGCTTCTTTTCTTCCCTAATTTCGCCATAGCTTCACCTTACGGCAAGGCTGTTGGCAAATCTATCTCTTGTAGGTCAGTCGAACCGCCAAGGGTATCTTTGATTATTGGGGATGTTGGGGAGCAAGTATAGGTTTAGTGTACCACAAAACCACGGCTCACAAGCCGAGAGTGTCCGCACTGGTGCTTCAGACACGATAGGACAATGACATCCCCAACATCAACAGAACAGAAGAAAAGAGGCGGTCGTCCGAAACAGCCGAAAGGAACGCAGCGCACCCACCCAGTTAAGGTGTATTTTGACGATGCCAATTACAGGAAACTGCTCCGCATACAGAGGAGAGACAACACTCCGCTGTCCACCTTGGTATATAATCTTGCTGTAAACGGTTATGTCAAAGAGCCGATTTCAAGGGAACTCACGAAGTACATCCGTGACCTTTCGGGCATGGCAAACAACTTGAACCAACTGGCACACCTCGGACACATTCACGGTGGCTTGGCTGTGGCAGACGAGAACAAACGGCTGGCACAGTCCATTAGTGAGATTATCATCAAAATCAACGAACAGTTATAG